AAAGCCGCAAGGTTTTTCAGGGTTTTTTATTTTTCCAAAATTGCGTGACAAGTTTTTCCAAAATTGCGTGACAAGTTTTTCCAAAAAATTGATTGTTGCGTCTTGAAGCCTTGGCGTAAACGACCGAGAATTGCGTCTTGAGCACTCAGAAAGATTTGATTAAAAGCAAGCAAGACGCGAATAGGCAAGCTGCGAAGTGCCAAGATTACATGATCAATATACGAGGAATTTGTCGAGGAATTTGACGATTTAGAAATCCACTTATTACAAATTAGTTGATTCTGGATTTCTGACAGAGAACTGGAATCGTAAGCTGTAAGTATGTAACTGCTTATTTGACAACAAGTTATAATTTTACCACTACTATATTTCTCTTATCTGTCTCTCTCTCTCTCTCTCTCTCTCTCTCTCTCTAATAAGAATAGGAAATACCCCTATCTGTCAGTAAGTAGTAAGTCCGGCTGCCTATCCCGCGCCAACAAAAAAGCCTACAATGCCCATTGCCGGGCATTGTAGGCCATATGGGGCGTCCCGTCACCGTCAAAGGGTATCACCCTCACCCTCACCCGCAACGGCTCTCAATTGATCCTCCAAAATGTCAAACTTTCGGAATCAAATGGAGCAACTCTGACCCTCACACGCAGAGCCGTAGACATCATCATCTCTAACACCCGCGTAATTGACTTTTCTATACCCCTTCAAGTAGTAATCCCACTTGGCAGGTGTAGCTTCTTGCCGGGGTATGAACGGGATTGTCTCATCAAGAAGCAACGGAGCGAAACTAAGAGCAGCGATTTTGAATCTATTATCCCAGATCAAGTTTGCAACATCGTCACCAGGATGCAAAGTGACAGTAGCGGAGACGTTATGTGTCAACGTGCCCCTAACAGTACCCGGTTTAACCCAATTGTCGTACACTTCAAACACGATTTCAAGCATCTTGGCAGCTTTAAGAGTCTTAACATACTCGCCATCAGGAGCCTCAACACAGAACACAAGACTCAAATCGCCATTTGGTTTGACATCAACCATGTGCGGATTCATCTCTGCAAATTTCCGTGCAGCAGCTTCATGCTTATTCGCAGTAATCCGCCTGAAATACCGCTTAGCATGGTGTGGATGGACACCACTACCAACACAACCTAACAACAGTGACGCTGTTCCAGACGGTTTAACCGTAGTGCACCTAGCTGCTTCTGCAGTGCCAAACAATCGTGCCCACTTCTGGTTGATCTCTACAACCCGTCGCGCTCCAGCGGTGTAGCTCTCCCGTAATCCGCGATTATCCATGATACCCGTCATTGAGACGCCCAACAAGGCATCTCTTTGACAGATTCTGGGATCAATACCATACTTAAAGTCCGTGTAGCAAGCCTGCATAGTGCCAATCAATGCTGCTGCTTCACAAGCTTTAATATACTCACTAACATCGCCACACTTGGCCATGTTGATCTCAGTCAGATTACAGAATCCAAAGCCTGAAGTTTCGCCATACCGAGCGTCAAGACCGATTTCAGCACAGGGATTCGTACCATGCCACGGGTCATCAAGGAACACAAAGCCAGGCTCCCCATACCCTTCATTACTGATCTGCAATACACGATCAAACACTTCCCTGCTGCCGTCACGACGTAACGCTACCGAGTTATTAGCTAACGCTCGTTGAGTGTTTTTGCCGTGATAATCAAACACAGACGGGTCTTTAGCGTACATCATCTCAGTATCATCAACCGAGAAAATACTGATCAGTGACGACCTGCGTACACCACCGGACAAGACGCTCTGAGCCAAGAAACAGATGATATCGTGGCACTCAATAGGTTTCAGCTTCCTGTTCACACTCAAGATACCACGTATCCGCTCAAGAGCCTCTTTCAATGGGAGATGCCCCGGAGCTTTCCCACCAGACTTAATCACTGAACCTTCGGGACGTATTGCGGAGTAATCAAACTCCACATATTCCCCACGTGTAGCCGCCATCACCAATGCATCTACAGCCTCAGCCCAACCCTCAATACTGTCTTTAACCTTGTGATGCCGGACACGACTACCCTTCATCATTGGTGGCAACATTCTCACATGCACCCATTGAACACTGAATCCTACGCCGCAACCACACAACAGTAGGTAGAATATCTCAGAGAAAACACGTGGACGATCAACAACCGTGTAGCTACAATTATAGTATCGAGCATCATTGCCGGTGCCAGCGTACTGCATCGTACGCATCGACGGCAGCACCCTCTTCTCCCGGACAAGATCAAACGCTTCGCGTATCACTCCCTTATACTGAGGCCAACGATCCGTGTGCATCTTCTCAACACGTGCCACAGTCTCAGGATAGGTCTCTTTTCTACCGTCCACTGTACGGGCGTACTTGGCAACATGCACATAATCAGCTACAGCATCAGGATCAGCGTGACGTTCAGTGTTGTGGCTGTAGATAATATACTTTCTAGCCACATCCACATGTCCAGACGTCATTAAAGTGTTCTCAATGATTGTCTGAATCTCTCGCGTGGTACGTACTTGTGACGCCGCACGAAGCACGTTGTGGACTACAGGCATGACATCCACGTGTATTCCTGCGGCATCAAAAGCCAACAGGATAGATGTCTTAATCTTTTGAATGTCAAACTCTTCAAACTTCCCGTTTTTCTTCTGAATTAACATTAGCAGCCTCCTTGTTGTAGTGGTTTTCGGACTCTACGGCAGCTTCAATCTTAACTTTATCCCAGAAATACTTCTGACAAATTTCCCGTATCCGGGCAACCGTCACATAGGGATACCTAACAGCCAAATCTACGACAAGATTATTTGACATCTTTATCCTTTCTATACCTGATGAGGAGTTCTGTCATTGCACAATTCTCAACGTAATGCGTTTGGTACTTATGCATCAAAACAGCTTTAAGTTTAGTGATATCGACAACAGGCACAGGCAGAAGATACACTCCTTTGTGGTATATGACCTCCTTACCAAGGTACATATAAGCTTTTGGACACGCAAGATGATTGCCAAAAATGCCCCAAAACTCTCCTAAATCTACCGCATCCATAACATTATAATCTGATCGCCACAACTCGTCGCTTGTTGGAACGCCGCACCGTCTAAGATACTCAAACACACCTTTAGGTACGATGACTGGTGTACCATTGTTCGCGTATTTCTCGTTGAATTTAACAGAGTCGGGGAAAGCAAAACTGTCAAGACCGTACAATTTTATCCAAAGATCTTTCCACAGTTTAGGGTGCTTCGGGTTAAGGTGCCAATCAAAAGAGTACTCAAACGCCTCTCCAGTATCCATATTCCTGAGCAACCGGACAATAATTTCTTCATCTGTGCAATGATTAATCCTGTCTGCTACGCCAAGTTGCACTTGGTACAGGTCCACACTGCGGGATTCTGTGAGTTTGATGTTCTCAAGTTGGTAATTGTACAGGCTCGATGGACCAAATTCGGCCACCCAAACACCTTTGTGGTAGATTTGTACGTTACCACCTAAGCGATTTTTGGGCATGATGCTTTCTTGCGGTGTATTATTGAGCATTAAGAGCTTCAAAGGTACGTCGCTGTAGGCGTTGAGAAGCTCAAAATCTGCTTCAATGAACACTCGCGTCGCACCGGGAACACCCTTAATCTTGTCAGTAAGGTCAAAATAGTGTCCACCTGCATCAATAGCGTTACAAAATACCTCACGCAGGATTTGCCACTCGGTACCCCAATCATGTTTTCCAAAATCTGGACTTAAGCCAAGACCGTACCACGTTTCCGCAGCGTAGACTCCCGCCGCTTTAGACATTTTGAAGTGCATTTCAGCAGGTTCTCCACGTACAGAGAACTCGATTCTGCAATCTCCGCTATAGATGACAATTTCCAGCTTCCTGCGGAGACACAAACAGATCGCCTCTTTCAATCCTGTGCCGAATTTGCCGATCTGATCACTGGTTTTAGTGCTGTGTCCGAGTAGTCGAATGCCGTACAAGGGGATTTCACTTGCATTTTGAATCATTACGTACATTAGTTATTTCCTTAATATAGTCAGCGAGGTCTTTGCTGCTGGTGATTTTGCGACGCTTGTACTTGTAACCACAGTTGCCGTGCTCATTCTCGTAGAAGAACCAGTTGAGTAGCTCAGCGTCAACGCCTAAGATATTGGCACACTCTGTTACAAGATTATCTACAAGATTGTAGATATCTTGCACCAACCCCGAGTCCACATCGAAGCCGCAGTAACTCCTTTCCAGCTTGGCTTCAATGGCATCGACACGACGGACAGCTTCTGAACACGCGTCAATTAATTTTTGAATGTTAATAGGTGTAGCTCCTGACATGTTGGCCGATGTTTTTGTATTTTTCCACGTCGTCACCAATAATCTTTTTCAATTGAGAGTAGTCAATATCGCGTCGGTATCTACCTCCTACTAAGGTATGTGTTTTAGTCACGCCAATACGTCCGGGCATACCCTTCATGCCCACATGCCATTTCATGTTTTTAGCATGTATCATCACGCCGGGATGTTTCCACAGTAGTCCATCAACGTATGGAGTATTCTCTTTGATGGCTTGATTAACACAATCCACAAATGTGGGGTACATTGATGGGTCAATCACAGTGCTAGCCAAAGGACTCACCTGTTCATTGGTTTGATGCCATATGCTAGGTTGTGCCAAATAGTAGTACGGTGAGTGGGCCAATCCTACAAGAGGAAGATGGAATCCATACATCACATCGAGATAACGGTAATGGTACCAATCATCATCCTCAATCACTGCTAGGCGATTAAAGGTTATGTTATGTTCAGCAATATACTCCACAGCAGCTAAAAGATTGTGTGGTAGGGTATGTACCCCTTCAGGCTCAACACGCTTCCGTGAAACAACGGTATCGTGCCAAGGTATGGGGACAGTACCATCATTCACCAATATCGATTTAACTGTTCCTCTGAAAGTTTGACGTAGAATATAGCGTTGACACAGTTCGCAAGCATATGGGCGGTCACCTGTCGGAGTGATCAATACGTAGTCATAGTGCATATAGCCTCCTAATACAGCACACGTCCGTTAAGACGTGTGCCGTTACTCAGATTTCTTCGAATCCGATGCGGTAATCTTCATCAGTCCCGAATCCGGCGGACGCTAACGCGTCAGAGTCGTCCTCGTCAGAGTCGTCCTCGTCCTCGTCCTCGTCAGAGTCCTCGTCCTCGTCCTCGTCAAAGAAGTCATCATCCTCGAAGTCATCATCATTGAGTTCATCATCAAGATCGTCAATCAAGTCTGACATGGTTATTTCCTTGTGGTGGCTTGGAACCACTTGTCGTTAGGGGACTCGGCACTGAACGCTTTAAACTGGTCATCTAATGTCCTACAACGGGCATCAGATTCTTCCAACGTTAGGTTGTTGAAGATGTGCCCAATCAAAACTGAGCCATCTTCTTGAATATTTGGCTTAACAATAGTCCACATGTACCTCAGTTTTTCATATAAAGCCTCCTGAAAAGTTTCCGATATCCTGTACCGGTGTGACGCAACACGTAATCCTTTAGAGCCTTTGACAATCTGCTCGATGCCGCAACAGAATTTTGAGCCAACAGGTTGACCAAGCGTCCAACCGTACATGGTCAACTGTGTCGCCCACTCAGAATCCACATCTTCCAGTGTGGTAGCGACATTGATCATCAAACCTTCTACGTTATGTGGGTGACAATCTTTATGTGATGTGCGCTTTAGGTCGTCACGACAGACAAGATACCCGGGTTTAGGACTTGTCGGACTGACAGAACAATACCCATTCACCTTCCAGTCTAAGACAACGGGTAGTCCGCTCTTAGTCGTGTAGTATACGTCAGGTTTGCCTAGAAGGGGAACGCCTTCAAGATTCGTGGTGTGTGTGACATTTTTCTCCACAGTCAGTTCAAACCGTGGGTCACTGCCTGCTTGTGAGAGTTCAACCATTAAGTCTGCCAAAGCACCACAAGAAACATAGTAATCATATACGATTTTACCATGTTCTCGTGCCCAATCACGGTTCTGTGGCTCAACTTGCTGTTCAAAGATTGTCTCGAAGTCGAAGCCGTTACCAAGCAATCGCTTAGTCAGCTCCGTTTTAACGTATGCATCGAACGCAGAACCAATTGACATGGGGCGTGTCTGCGGAATCTTTGGCGGACGTGTCACTGCAAGGTATTTGAGGTAGTACTCCTCTCGATCTTTGTAGAATTGCTGTAATGCTGTAGGACTAATGTACTCAATTTTGCGAGGCATGAACACCCTTTCAAGGGAAAAGTTCCTGAATGATCTTCCATTTCAATGCGTTTAAGGCTTCTTTAGCTGTTTTCTTATTTTTAACAGCCTCAGCCTCCGCATCATCAAACAATTTGACAAGCTCCAATATTGTTAGGGTTCTTTTCATGTTAGTTCAATTTGCCCCATCATTAAGAGTTCTTCCAAACCATAGACTTCACGTGCACCACACTCATCGCAAACATAATTACGTGCGTCAGGTTCAACACCATTAGCAACAGCTCCACACGCATCACAACGCCCGCTGTCGCCTTCGTACAATTCTTCTTCACTGCACTTGTGAATCATTTTGGTACGCTTTAATAGTTTGTTGGGGTGCTAGAGAGATTTTTAAGTGTGCGTATGCGGAAAACGCGATCAACATGACAGAAAGTACGGTGAAGAACGCTATAAGGACGTGGCATATTTCTCTATCCTTACGCACGGAATAGATTAACACTGCGCCTGAAAAAATGGACAGCACACCAAGAAACAAAGGTATGCACGCATTAAGTCGAGCGATTGCAAGCAGCTCACTCTCCATGTTTTTTCGCAGCCTCGTAAGTGGTGTAGAAAAGTGTTGGACCTTCAGTTCTAGACGGTTGCCACTTACCATTTTTGTAGATCAGATGGTCTTGTAGGACTTCACCATCCGTATCAACAAAGTACACAGTGTCTTTGAACGGGATGATCCGTCTGAATGAATCTACGTAGGTTGGCAAGTGCTCCGACAATTCTTTGATGCGATTCAATCCATCAATTACTTTTTTAATTTCTTGAATCGCCTCGGCGTGAGTTTCAAAGAATGTTTGTCGCACACAATTCTCAACGTCCGGAACCCACCGCTTGAGAAGGTGGCACCAGCTTAAGTGTGTCTCCACAATTTCAAGCTGCTCAGAGGTTGATTGACAAATCACCCAAACAGGGTCTTTTCCCGGAATAATTGTTTTACCGTTGCTGTAAGCTGGCAATTGATCAAGTGCTCGAATATCTTCACCGATGCTGAGCACGACACTTTTAAGGTATTGTGGTCCCATTTTGTTAGAAGATTCAATTTTAAGACCATTAATAGTTTCATGGAGATTGAACATAAGGGTTCCCATATTTGAAAGATGTTTCACCTGTACCGGGGTCAGTAACGTACTGCCCTACTTTAGCGTCAAAAGCTTTTTGCCGTTCTAACGCGACACCCATGTGGTAAGTCCAGATTGCGACACCGGCAATAAGCGTCACGATAATAAAAAAGATAAAACCTGCTAAAGGTCCATCACTCATGATTGCGTCTCTAACCAAATTGGGGCTGTGACAGATTCATTAATCTTTTCTCGTGTACGTGTATCGTACTCATAAAAATTTCCTTCTTCAAACGCGAAGATTCGCATTACCCCATCGGCCAAAGCTTCAAACTCTTCTTGCACAGGGGCACGTTGTGTCCACCAGATTCGCCCATCTTCAAAAAGATACATGTGCATATCTTACCTCCGTTGTTGTAGTAGTAGGTATTTCGGTGTAGTAGCTATACCCGCACACTACTATACGTTCTTGTGAATAATCCTCTAATACTTCAATTTCCGTCACGGAGCTTTTTGTGGTAGTCGTAACCTTTGCACCATTCAGCATGGTTCGTAGTACCCTCCTCATAGGGATTAGCTTTTCCAGTTATGTGCGACTCACGGCCTTCTTCAAACGTATAGCACAAGTCGTCAATATCGGCAGCAATGGTTCGCCAAGATTCCGCAAGTACACGATTTTTAGCAAGCATGTCTGCTAGATACACTCTTACACGTATTTTGTCAGTGTAGACTGCTGCTGCAAACGCGCTTTTAACCATTTCAGCGATAGACTCCTCGCTCAGGTTCTTAAAGGCAGCTTCAAAGAAATCGTAATCAAGATTCAATAAGATTTTGTGTTCCATTGTCGCTCCTTACAAACTTACCATCTACCCATTCACCTTCTTCTACACGGTGATAAGTTCCATTGACACTACAACAAACACGCAAATCTGGGAACATCTCCCACAAAGCTGCAACAGTTTGGTGTGCGTCGTTTAATACTTCAAAAACAGTGATGTCTTTTCCTTGGTCCAGATAGTGGGCGTAATCGCAACCAGCTTTGAACCACATTGGGGCACCATCTAAACCACCTTCTTTCCCGTAATAGGTGATGCCGCCGTGCCAAGGCAACTCACTCAGCCGCCCTTTCATGTAATCATACCTAGCGTCATGGCGTGGCGGCAGGTCGAAATGCTGACGCAAATCACCTGGCACTTGTTTTTCATTGATGTAGATGTAGTAGTGCCAAATGAATGAAATCATTCCTGGAAACCTATTACGCACAACCTCAAGCCTGATACCTCGATGCGTTTCAGAATAAATTTGACGGATTGATTCCATTTTAGATTCCTTATGTCCAGAGAAATTTTCTAATCTTGACAAGACGCAGAAGCATATCTTGATCTTCTTTTTCCCACTCATCTTCGAGACGAAAACATTCGTCTCTTATTTTCTCGCTGTTTGGATCACGCCAATCACCCCAAATCAACTCAGGACGATTCGGGCGGTGTCTCGTCCACCACCGGTACAGCCTGAATACTTCACGATATAACGGTCGATGATTCAGTTCATCTACGTCACGAGGAGGGACACGCTTATGCGGGTGTTCTCGCTCAACGAAGTTGACTAGGATCGCAAAGTTCGCGTGAAGCATAAGCTCGTCGTTTTCGTGATATCCGGGCTTGAGGCCGGTATTGACGACGTGGTACCGATGTCTCGGGTTGAACCTATATTGAAACCACCAAAACATCACTCACTCTCCTTGTGTCGGGGTATTGGCTTTCGCGGCGTGAATCTGAGTTGGACAGGCTTCACGCCGAGCAGTACGGCAACCACGCGCTGTCGATGGCTACGGACATTGGTGCTGCTCATCATTTTGGACCCTTTCACATGTATCTTCCATCGAGCAAGAACCACCCTGCTAATAGCCATGCAAATAAGATTCCCAAGAGGAATACCGACCAGTACCACGGCAAAGGCTGTGCAGCGTATTCCCACATGTTGTATGATGGAATACGCGTCAGCCTGTAATCCACTTGCCCCTCGCACCGATACCCGTTCGCCTTAGCTGTCGCCTCCACGTCGACTTGACAGAAACAGCCATCTTCGTGGAACGGCGTGGGCGGCGGCTGGCACGGGATGATGATTGGTAGCACGCTCCGTAGTTCTGCGACGGTGGCGTACACCTGATTATTGATGAGGATATGACGGCACATCAGGAGGGCTCCTTCTTGCTGGCTTGCCTTTGTTGATTGTAATACGTCCAGAGGTATTGCCTGTGCCACTTGGGGACTTTGCGAAGGTCAAACTTCACTTTTCGCACATACTCGATCAGGAGATGTGCGGTTGACTCTTCTTGGTGTTTCTTGTCCATCACTCACGCTCTTTCGCATCTGCGGCGGCTTGGGCTGCTTCGCGGCTGGAGTACCATTGTTGGGTCCACTCTCGCAGGTGGGCGCCACCAACGGGAGCCCAACATTTGCTATCCCACGCGGCACAGGATTCCGCGACAGCGAAGGACCCATCTCGCCGCACTAGGACGACCCACACCTTGTCAGGCCCCGGTACAAACGGTCGGCCTGTGTCCGCGTAGACCGGCAGCTTGGCAATAAGCGGCTCCATCAACTCGACATCTTCGAGTAACTTATCACGTAGATCGCAGAGATCTTCCACCACTGGAACAATCTGTGATCGCATTTCATTACTTGGCCATTTTACACCTACCAACAAGCAGGATGATGAACCATATTTAACATCGTAATTTCGAATGATTTCTTCGCTCATTACTTACGCCTTAATGCGGGCTTCGCGGCGGAATAGATAGGGCTTATGGATTTGAAGCCACTTGACGACCGTTTGTGCCTGGGGTGGATCGGCTCCCGACATGAGCATCTGGACCAGTGATGCTGCTGCGTCAACGTCAACCGCCTGTGCCTCAACGAGCAGGTTGCGGATGGCCGTAGCGTCATTCGTCTTGGCAAGTTCCAACTCCAGACTTGCTATTCGATTCCGCAACTGACGAACCGCAGCTGCAAGGGTGGGACATGCGTCGAGAAGCAAACCGAGGTCAGCCATTGTCAATGCCTCGTTAATCTGTTCGTTGGTTAGGGACACAAGTGGCTTGCCGGTGTCCACTTTAATAACACACCAATCACCACAACGAACAGTCTTAACACCCTCTTCAAATTGTGGGTGATTAGCTGGATCAGGGTACGACCACGTGTTCCAGTTGCCCCGCGATTGTTCATACGCTGCAACAACTGCTTGGGCTGGTGACAACGTATATTCAAGCACTTGGCCTGTAGATAGATTTTCAACTTTTACCATTACGCACGCTCCTTAATACATTCACACGGTGCATAGGCGTCTTTTATCGTGTTCATGGTGCATCTACCTAGCAGCATAAAAACGATTATGATAGCGTACACTAACGCCACATCTAAGCAAAAGTCAAAGAACGCTTTCAGCTGAGATTTTTTAATCATTGTTGTTCCTTAGCAGCTGCTACAGCTTTGGCGGCTTCAAGGGTGGAGTACCAATCTATTATCTTGCCGAAAGAACCCCAGAAACCTTCTGCTTGCCATAGACAGGCAACTGGCCATGCGTCCCATTTGATTGACCCGCCCTCTTTTTGCACTGGCACAACAGCAAAAGCGGGATCACGGCCCGGTATGAACGGTTGGCCTGTATCTTCGTAGACTGGCAGCTTGTTGATCATATTTTTTAATACGTCATTTTCACGGCCCAAATGACCCGCTAATTCAGCGATAGCTGCTACGTCTGATTCTCCATACCCTGCGAGGCGTTCATCATGGTTGAATCGCGCACATCGCAGGTCGCCGGCAGTAAAAACTTCAATGTAACCAAATTCACTCAGGTAATAATTCATCGTTGCCCCTTTGCATCGGCGGCTCCTGCCGCAGCTTCTTAAACTTGTCATCGTGAACAGTTTTTTTCACTCATTGATTACGCTCCTGCGGTTTCGCTGCTTTAATCTTGGTTTCTACGGTCGCCGGGATACCACTCATCGTCATCATAACCGGTTTGTATCTTCGCCAGCTCTTCCTCCAACTTAGCAATCTTTGCACGCATTTGGCGTAATTCGGTGATTATTGTCTCAATGTCTGAAGCATACACCTCATAACTACACCCCTGCCTGAGGACTCCTCGTAACGCAGCATCCAACCGGTCACCGTCAACAGGTTTAGGGCCAGGGCCATCGCGTTCAGCGTGTTCATAGCCACGCTTCCATTCATACCAGCGACTGTCACCCCTTTTGTACGGGTTCGCACACTTGCCTTTGTAATCGTAAAAGGCGTTCGATCCTTGATCGTAGGCAGACATGTTTGACGCTCCAAGTTTAAGTCTTTTGCACTCGCTTGATTACGAGGTAGTCAGTTAGGGCCTTGTCGTAGGCTGCCTCTCGCTGTTCCACTGGCGGCAACTGCTGCCACGGCTCGACCACCTGAATGCTCAAGCCACAGTCTCGCATCAAGCACACGAGATGCCGGTTATAAACACTTGGTTCGAGCGTCATGTGGCCACACTCAGGGCATCGTCGTTTTATCACCACTTTTTACCACCTTTTTCAGCCCGTGCTTCGAGAGTATGATCATGTCGAGTGGCGTTGTAGGCGAGTTTGTCTGTGTAGGCTCGGTCAATATCATACTCAAACGTCACGGCATAGTCAGCAATCAATGTTATTAACGTAACAATAAGCACACTAACTTCAGTAGCATTGGCACTACGCCGTTCTGCTTCCATGATGTCCGTGACTGCTTTGTGCATATTTAGCAATGTCCTGAACTTGTCAACTTTTTCAAGTGCTTTAATGCCGTAGTTGATGCGAAACAGCTCACACTTGTTGCGGTGACCCGGCCACACAATCTTCAATGCTGCGTTCAAGTCAAAATTGAACGCTCCAGCATAATCAAACAACCGGATCAGAACGTCAGCGAGTTCAACTTCAGTTGCATCGAGGTGAGGGAGTTTATCATCTTTGAATCCTGTAAGCTCAGCGCTGAAAAGCTCAGTAATTTCTGAGTGAATCAAACACAGCAACTCACCCTCATTACGGACAATGCGCTTTCCTGCAGCAGTGTACCACCAACGTGTGCTGGCACGATGGCACTCTGCAGCGTAATCGTTCAAAGTTTTGATTTTGCTCACGGTTACGACCCTTTCAGTATTTCACGATACGTGTAAAACCTTCTGACGCAGAAGGTTCTTCAAGGGTTAATAGCCCTGGTAGGATTTGAACCTACGGCCAATCGATTATGAGTCGACTGCTCTAACCGCTGAGCTACAGGGCCAATGGGAGATTTTCAACTTTTACCAGTAGTGCCGCTTCTTCGCATCGGCTGCAGCTTGGGCGGCTTCACGGCTGGAGTACCACACGCCAGTCCATTGCACGCGGTCTAGTTTGGCCGACGGCTCCCACTTATCGTCACGGAACCGAGGTGGAGACGAAAAACCCGCGACGCCATCGCAAATGATCCACGCATCATCTCTCCCCGGCACGAACAGCTCGCCAGTGTCCTCATAGACAGGCAGCTTGGCGAGGATATCAACAGCTCGTTCAAGCACGTCTCTGTCCACGTCGACAGGCAAACCCCATTCCTTGGAATAGGCGATCTCATGTTTCAGTGTTTCAACAGTATTCATGGCTGCTGCTCCAGATGAAAGTGCAGATGGATTATTTCTTGGCTTCTTCAAACAGGGCTTTAGCTTCCTTAAGATACTCTTCTTTAAGATTGTCTGGAAGATCTGCCCACCACGTAATGTTATCAAAATGGTTTATGAAGTCATCACTGATGTCATAAGCCTCATCAAACCCATCGTGAAAGTTAGCCATGTCGTTGTAGTACATTCCTGCTGCCGTTGAGTCAATCACTTGAGACTTGAAGTCGTGTTCGCACATTTCATGTTCCTTTGAAAATGTCATTCCAGCCACAGTAACTCCGAGATGGTACCAAACGAGAAACGAGTACGCACCAAAGTTAAAGCCTTATCTATTTCTCTTTCTTCGCTGGCGTTCTCTGTGAGAGTTCCGAGATTTTCGTCCAGATAATCCATTTCATCTCGCATCTGTTGATACAACGAATGGATCCGTGCGAGTCTTTCTTTCAGTTCGGGCTTCATTTTAAACTCCGGGCGGGGTGTCTTGTTTCTTGTTAATGTTCAACGTGAGATGCTTAATCACCTTACGCGGACCCCATTGTGTCCACACGACTGATCCAATCGGAATAACATAAGGAAGCATCTTGTTGTTTTCAAGCACACTGTAACCGTACTCAGTTTGCTCCTTCGCCAATAGTTGGCGATCACGCTTGTTGCTGTGTCGTTTAGCTCTTCGAGCCATCCCACGCCTGTTGTTGATACAACTGGCATCGTTTTTTGACAGATCGATGGGTCTTTTCTGTTGCGGGCCATTGTTTATCCCTTCAGTGCCAACGATATAAAGATTACCGGCGACTTACAATCCTGTGGATTTAAGCGCGTCTTCAAGCATGTTCGTGGCAAGCTTTTTATACCTGTCACGTACTTCGGTAGGCGCCTTAGACCAGCGAACACAGTGGGCGAGAGTTTGTATACCCTGATCATATAGCTCTACTAAGCCACTGGTTTTAACATTGTCCATGTCGCTGTAGTACGCTCCGACGGCCATCAGTTTAATCAACGTTTCTTTGTGTTCGGAATTGATCACGGTAATCCTTTCAGTAGAGATTAGTGCACATACGCGTTTGTGTACCGTTGAGCTTCTGAAACGTCCTTTTTGGACATTGTCTGTCGGAGACTTTCCATCTCTTTGTTGTACCATTCAAGTCTATCTTGAGCCTGGTAGATCCATTCTCTGTCACCAACTCGTGTCGCTGTTGAGACGCCGGCTTCCAAGCTGGCTCGTCCCACTGCGAGATCTACCAAACGAGAGATATTTTTCTCTCTGACATCCATTGAAACGGCGAGTTTTTCTTCTGACATGGTAATCCTTTCAACAGGAGTTAATAGGCGATACAGGGCTCGAACCTGTGACCTTCTCTGTGTAAAAGAGATGCTCTGGCCAACTGAGCTAATCGCCCTGAATTCAAGGGGCCATCTCAGGCACAACGTGATACTTCACAGAATCTTGCCGCGTGTTTAACTCGTGTGCCAAAGATTTTGCAGCATCTTCATCTTCAAATGTGGGGAACGTAGTTGGTTTGATTGCGACAATCTGATACATCAGTGGCCGAATCAGAATCTTGCCACTGGTGTAAGTGTCGCCACTCTTGACATACGTATCAGGGTACTTTTCAAGCAGTTCCCACTGGTCTTTAGCCATAGACAGAGGCACTTGCTTGGGCAGTGACAACGCTATCCACATGTTTCAACTCCTTGAGGGTTAAACCCTAGTAAGATCGTTAAATCTTACTAGGGCGAAGGATCACAAAACACTCAGTCTTGAATTTTTAACTCGGTGACAATGATTTTTTGAAGTTCGTCGTCCCATTCGATTGAGACGACTTTGTTCACGGACAGGTACAAGTCGGGGCGTGTCGCGGAAAGTTCTGTGAAGCTTCCAGTGAAACCCCAGTAGATTTTGAATCGCCTTTCCTTGAATTTGTTGGTCAACATGTACAAGTCACACAAGATCGAGTCCATGTGCGCCAAATCTCCGCCGTGCTTACGGTAGAGATCAAACAACACTTGCCAAGTACGTCTCGCGTACAGTCGTTCACATCTCGCTGAGTTCTTGCAATCAATCCTGATGGTCTTCATTGGAGAGTCTCTTTTGTAAGATAGGGATTGTAGATCACTTTTCGTTTGTCGAAATTTCTCCAAATTTCTAAGCACGCTAAGTAGTCACACGACATCCACAAGGCACGTTTCAAGCCTTTAAGACGCATCAACTGCAAGTCCATTTCCAAGTCTTCAAGCGGACGTCGTGCGTCAGCAATGACGTATGTTAAGCCGATGGGCAAGTTTAACAATACCATCTTAAAAGGCTCAGCACACAACACTAAAATGATTGGCGTGACACTTCTATATGTTCGACGTGTGACGTGCTTCATCCATCTTTTGGAGACCAGTGCATCGTCTAGTGTGCACTTTTTAGTTATGATTCGGTCAATCATTCTAACATCTCCAAAAACTTTTCTTGGGAACTTATCACTCGCTCAAGATGATCTTCTGTGACATGTGGCTTGCCTTTGCGCAGCGCCCCTAAAGCGGCTCGTAGCAAACACAGGTCTGCGTGCAACTTTCCACGTGTCTTGGCTTTAATCCGATACAATTCATTTTGAAGGTGGTGCAACTCATCTTGAGGATTCAAGAATCACCTCGCATTGAAATTGTTGACAAAGCCGTCAATCGCTGCACGCATGTTCAGATCTCCGAATCCAAAAGACACGCAGGATTGGTACGCGATCTCAGCTTTTGCAATGTGACCAACGATCACCACCGGATCAATTTGATCCTCAGCAAGATGCACGAGACCGTGACTTAACTCCCGGTACAATACACTCGCACTTGCGAGCGCGTCTGCTTTAGCCGCATAGTAATCAGCCGTCTCACGCAAAGAATCTTCATCCAACATTTGTGATCCTTTCAAAAGGTGTGCAATAATCTTTTTGACGTTAAAAAAGATTTGATTACTTAGCCCGCTGAGCTAGTCTATCTTAACACGCCGGAAACGGGTTGTCAACCCCCATCTTAAAAAGATTTGATTATTGACTTACTAGGATTCGAACCTAGACCTACAGAATCAAAGTCTGTTGTGCTACCACTACACCATAAGTCATACACCTTACATGCGGGGACGCAAGTAACGCGCTTCAGATGGAATACCGTCTTTAGTGAAGCCTCGGTAGGTGAATGTCACCACACTTCCACGCGGGAAGATTGGTGAATCCACAAAAGGCGGACACTCTTGTTCAGGGTGATCCCAAGCCCATTGCTGGTCACTCAAGACGCGTTCAGCTTCTGTGAAGCCACTCAACTCCAGTCTTTTACCGTTGTAGTCAAGAATCAACGCTCCCAAGAGTCCGCGAAGCTTTGATCCTTTATCAGTTTCGCGACCTGTCACGTAGCCTACGACAACACCTTCAGCGTCCTCAATATGTTTAACTTTCAACATTGTGTGGACGCGTCCAGCTTGCCAATAGCTGTTGGGGTCTCGAATAATGCAACCTTCACCACCTGTCGCAGTGATAACTTTCAAAGATTGTGCAAGCTCTTGAATGGCCGCGTCTTCATTTTCTGGCAGTTTGATTTGTTCAACCGGCACTATGACAGTATTTGAGAATTCGCGAAGCTCTTCACAGACTTCACTGCAACGTCTGTATGTATTCGGATTTTTGATAAGCATACGAACTTGCGTGTAATCAACGTACCGCCCAAACAGTGTCCCACTTTTGAAAGCTTCCTTGTATGGGGGACTGTCGAACACGTGGTATCGCACAAACGACCACCGTTCATCTGGCTCAATGCGTTTGACACAGGATATCAAATCCTGTCGATAATCAGCATTATACAGTTCCCCATCAAGAGGAACCGGGGGCAGTTGATCCAGCCACCAATCTGGCGCATGTAGAACATTGCCGTACCTGGTCCACAGGCCGGTGGCAATGGGTTCTTCTTTGTATCTTGCGTCTTTGACAGTGTTTGCCCAAGGAACATCTTTTTTAGGCAAACCACGAGAGATGCCCCCGTCCCACAATGCACGAATACCGTCCAGCTTTTCAGACAACAACCAACCAGCGATCTTCACTGTTGGTTTGTAACTGTGAGCAAGTTGTAAAAATTCACGTTTCAACGGATGCCCTTTGCAGAAGAGTGCTAGGTGATTCTCCGACATACTTTATCAGCGCAATGTTTGCTTTGGTATTGTCTAAGATTTTTTTGGCGTGTGGAAAGTTCCTCTCTTTCAAAAAGATTATCCTACGAATTTTCACGTGTGAACTGTTGATTAGTAATCCAAGACAATTTTCACATGGTGGAATGCTGAGGTAGATTGTGGCATCATTACTATATAGTCCACAATTCAGCAATGCATTGGCCTCTGCGTGAACCATGTACGGGTACTTATCAGGTTTTTTATTAGGCAACCCATCGGTGTCCCGTGGAAAACCATTGTACCCTGTGCCAAGTATCAGTTTCGTTTTTGTGTCAACAATCACACAACCTACTTTAGTTTCAGCGTCTATTGATCGTTGAGCAATCAACTGGACCAAAGCTAGAAACCACTGGTCCCAATCTGGGCGCATTTTCGCTCCGGTATTTTTTTGAAGAGTTCATCCATCGACACATTACACGCGTCTGCAATGCATCGCATAGCGGTAAAAGCCTCGTAGTCATGCCAAGACACTAAGCAGTTGACAGCTTCTGCGGCGGTGATTTTGTACTTTTTACCCTTACAATGCCACCCGCGAAGCCTATCTAATCCTACACAAGTTGGCGTAGTTTTCACTACGCCAACATAGTCAGCCACATCATCGTACCAAACTAGCATAGCCAAGATTATCATGAACAATTACTCCTTGATTTGAAGAGCGGCCTTAGCTTCATCGTCCCAATGACTCACAGATTCTTCGCACGCCATCGCGTAGTCTACAGAGTCCGGAAAATCTGGAGTGAATTGGCAAACCACGGTGTAGTAGTGACCAAATTCGTGAGGAAACGCCATGACCATAAGCAACGAACCCATAGGCTCAGGGCCATACTCACGTCGCAATTGATCAATAAACACGGAACATTCTTTCTCTGCGCGAGGTATGTAATCAGCTGAACCTACCTGCGCACAAGGTTCGTCGTTAGGTGCAGGTCCAATAACGTGGTAATACATTTTAACTCACTTGTAAAAGTGTGATGAGTTGATTCTTGTAATGCAACTCAAGCTCAGTGAGTGCGCTGGCATCAGATTCAAGATACCGCTTTTTGCAGGAGAGAATATCGTCAAAAAGATTCTCTAAAGCTGCTTCTGGCGTAGGGCCTGAACCTTCTAAGAAATCACACCCAATGAGGCTTACCGTGTGAAACAACATTTGTGGGCGGTGGAAAACAATATTTTGGTCACGGTGGACCACTGTTTTTAGCACTTTAGTCTCCTTCAACGTGGACCCACTTCAGCTCCAATCCTTTTTGCAAGAGCAAAACGTCCATTGAACCACTCATTCCGTTGGTGGCAGTGTAGGTGAATGCGTCTTTTTGCCCTTGCCTGTACCATGCACGAGCTTGACGCATTCCGATTGCTACACCTATGGCTAAACCGATCGCAAACAGAAGCAACAAGAACGCTAGATTAGGTTTTTGATTTTTCACTTTGCCTGCTCCAACAATGCCTGAGCCTCATCCCGGTAGAGTTTTACAATCTCTGCGGGAAGATCGGACCACGGTGATCGATTTTGCAGGTGATGGATCAGTACGTCGGACTCGAACACGTCACCCTTGCAGTGGAAATTTTCTACGTCATCGTAATAAATTCCAACCGCAGCAGCCGCGACGAGTAATTCACCTGCCATTTCTGCATCAGTCATGTTTTTGTTCATGGCGAATCATCCTTACATGGTTTTTGAAACATTTTGAACAGCGAGGTTGAAGAACGCCGTGCTTAGACTCTACAAATGCAACGTCCGGGCACCGAGGAGTATGAATCGTTTTTCTAGGCCCTACGCACATTGTGACACTTTTGGGCGTGTTGGGTCTTATGAAGTAGTTTAAGCCCATAATTCACCTTTTAGACGTTGTGCTTTTCGTGGACCTCACGTGCATTCGTGAAGATGCAGACGAAGGTGGAACTGAACATTTTTTCAATGTCCTCTGCGTTTAAGGGGATTGCAGAGTTTGCGTACTGATTGGCTAGGCGATCACAAGCTTCCCGGAGATCACTTTCGCCGAACTTGAATTTTGCACCAAGCTGACGCACAATCTCCAAAGCCTGTTCATCCCACTGTTCAGCCTCTTCGCAAGCATAGAAAGCCTTTTTGAATCTTTCCATGATCTTGCCCGGCAGATGATTCACAGGGTAACAACAAAGCCAAACCATGTTGGCTAGACGCCTGTTTGTTGTGTTGATGAGCCATTCAAGAAAGTGATAATGAAGTTCGTCTTTGTCCACGTTTAAATCCTTAAGAAATGAAAAAGATGGGCTCGGCGGGAATCGAACCCGCACGCTCTTTCGAGCAGTGGATTTTAAGTCCACAGCGTCTGCCTATTCCGCCACGAGCCCATCTGTGATTAGATGCGTGCACAATGCAGAGCGTTGCCGTTCTGCGAAGTTCCCATCATCTTGATGCCCGAGATCATCGGAGGCGTCGTAGTCTGACCGCTGACAAACGCCTCAATCTTAATGACGAGTTCGTAACGATCTTGACCGATGAAGAAGCACTTCATCCCCTTATTCTCACTGAACACCCACCGCTTGTTGATGTACGCAATCCGTACAAACGGGTGAAATTTGTCGTTGTTGAAGTGCCACTGAACCGGGGTATCTCCGTACACGCTCTTGGGGAACGGGGGGAGAGGCTCACGCTCTTTGCTGTCCGGCGTGTTTTTCGTGTGGCAACCGGTTCCGGGTCCGTTGTTAACAATGCCCATACAAATCAACCTTTCTTGGAGATGGCAGCAATCCCTTGCGGGAAGCAATTAGGTACTTGATTTTCAGATCTTCCAATGTTCGATGAACACTAGAAGTACCGCACTTCAATTCACAAGCTACTTCACTTAAAGTGTAGCCTGCCATACGTAACGCCAGAATCTTTTGTTCTTTAGGCGTTGTGTCCAGTATTGTGTAGCAATCAGCAAATGAGAGTTCAATAGATTCACAACATGGTTTGGTTCCTTTCAAAAAAGTTTCGTCTTGACTCAACACTTGAACAGGGGTCTCACTGTTCTCCAACATGACTTTATACACATGTCTTGGTACTGGGATCAATGTGTCTGTTTCAATGTGCCGCCTGATGTGCCCACGTACAGTCACTTTGACATACTTATCGTATTCAGAGTGTGTAAGATGGCCGTCACACAGTTTGCGTACACAATGAAACAAACCCGCCATAGCTACACACTGCAAGTCGTGCCGCTTGCGTGGGTATCGTTTAGCGTAGTAATTAGCAATCTTCTTCGCAGCTTCGCTGTAATGCTCAAAAATCTTTTTAGGTGCATCCGTGTCACCTTTGATCGCTGAATCAATTAAGAGCCCAATTTCATCCATGCTGAGGATTCCTTTTACTGATTGCGTCAAAAAGATTTGATTACTTAGCCCGCTGAGCTAGTCTATCTTAACACGCCGGAAACGGGTTGTCAACCCCCATCTTAAAAAGATTTGATTATTGACTCACAAGTTGACCAGCACCCAAGCCTCTAAGATTCGGTAATCTGTTTCTCCCGGTTTGCAGATGAAGCCGTTAGGGTCGTAGATTCTTGAACCTGACCACGCACAAGCGTGTCCCATAGAACCAACGTGGCCAACCAGTATTGCAGGTCGGTCACGTATTAGGTTAAAGAATCGGTCAACACTTAACGCATCTGACCAAATACATATAGGGGTGTGTTCATAATCAGGAGCGATTTTAGGATAGGCTTCTACCAGCATCAAGCCCTTGTTCCGGCGGATAAAGCAATCTAAAATCTCCTGCATGTGGAAACTTCTCTTTCGTTTGCTTCCAATTAAATCTGGCCACCAAACTTGTTCACCATCATGGCCAATTTCTTCTAATATTGTTTCAGGTGCTACGTCCAACACCATAGCAGCTGAATGGATTAAACACGTGTCTTTAGCCATTTTTAACAGTTTCATTACGTGTCTCCAAAAGTGATGCAGGGATTTCTATGCACACGTCCGCACACGCTTTTAAGTCTGAGCTTATTCGGCAACCAAAAATAACAACTGTTTTATTGTGGCGTTTGACCCACTCTACAAGAGGAGCCAAGTCACCATCAGCTGTACCCAAAACAACTACGTCCAAATCGTCCAAAAGATCAACAATATCTACAACCATCCCTACATCCCAATCCGCTTTATGAAAAATTTCACCTGTATCAGTGCGAATCTTTTTAGGCGTTTTGAACTTTGGTACATAACCTAATTTTTTCAATTTAATTATGAACGGTTTTGCTTCATTATTAACATGGGCTCCATAAGCGATTGCGTGAACTGTTTTTCCAAGCGTCTGCAAAAATTCTAGATACTTTCCGTAATCTAATTTTCGATTTTTATACTTCTTTTGCAGACAATAGTACAAGTTACAAACATCTACAAAAATGCCCACAGTTTTCAATTTTTCATTACTCCTAAGTATTGATACCAATTAGGAGGTTTGAACAGCTTATTATACTCAAACTCTGTGTCATCAGTCAATATCCAAACACCGGAACCATTAGCCACAAACTGAGGAAAATCTTCCAATTGTGCCGCAGTGAATTTAGAGCCACGCATGTTTGGAAGTTTGATTTCAATCCAGCGTTGCCCATATTTTCTGTGACACGCAAACAAATCTGGGAATCCATCTTGATACGCATTTCCGTGCGTAACTTTAACGAACCAACCTTGTGATTGCAAGTACGCTTTTACACGATCCCTAATTTTATCTTCGGGACGACCTTCTTTAATTTTTAGAGGCTTCAAGTTGTACCTTTGCCAATGTAAGTAATCTTAATGCAGTGTCCAATTGCACTAAAGATTTATCTCTTTCCACTGACTTGAGTTGCAATATAGCTGAGGTAATACAGTAATCAGGGCTATGCAACTCTGCCACAAAACTGTATACAGACCCTTCTTCACGAGGATCAAATGCTAGGCTTCTGAGAGTTCTCAGTATTTGCTGCCTGCTTGGAACGGATCGCTTCAAAGGTTTGTTGGATTTCTTCACGAGTGATGATTCCTTTGTCTAAAAGTAGCTGAACAACCGCAGTTGTCTCTTGCTGAATCTTCGTGAAAAGATTCAAATTGTCACTGATCTTTTTCAAAGTAGCAATTAGTTGCTCACTGTTTTTCATAGTTGCCCTTTTTCAAAATTTTCGGACAACCTTTAGCTGCCCTGCGGAAGCTTTTGCACGCCTCAGTCAACATAATCATTTCACGCAAATCATCAGTGCCCATCATCTTGTACCTATACCACACGGAAACAGGTAGAAGTTTCCAAATCTTTTTGACCGCTCCATACTCTTGCTTATAGAAATCTGTCAACCAATCAAATGCCACTTTCACATCTTCATGTGAAACATCACTCATTAACAATTCAAACTCAACTTTAGCAAACTCACAAACAGGCTGCATCTCAACCAGCATCTTAATCATTTTTTTCAGCAGTTCTTCCGTGTTCACGTTGAATTCCTTGTATCAGCTCTCGCTTTGTTAGGCGAGAATAGTTTTTAATACCCAACTGACGCCCAATCGATTTCAAACTTGCAGACGACATTTCTCCCAAATCTTTTTGCCGATGTCGTTGCTGCCAAATCACTACTTGCTCTCGGCGACCAGCGTTAATGTGTTCAATAACAACTTTCTTTTCACTAACGCTAGCACTCTCCCAAATTTGTAAAAAATCTGATTTGCAAATCAAACTTTCAATACTACGTAGTCGTAGTATCTTTTGATGCATCTCCGTTTGAAGGTCTTTCAATGTCAGCATTTAACGCGCTCCTTAAATACAGTTCCACGTAAGCAGCGTGCAACTGCATTGTCAGTAGGAGTTGATTGTAAAACGTAAGCTCTTGCGGGCTTAATGATCTGTGAAGACTTTTCACAGTCAAAGATTGCGCCACTTTAACCATTTCTACCATTAAGCTGTCATTCATTTATTTGGCCCATGATTTTTGATTTTTACCCCAAACCATTTTTATCAAAGGAACTTTTTCACGAATCACGTCAAGGTACGTTTTGACAACACCTTCAATTTCTCCCACAATTTCTGGGATGCTTGCAACTTTAATTTCATCGTGAGCATTCAACGGTCGAACAATCCATTTGTTTATACCTGTCGGCTGTAACTCCCAAATTTTGCGTTGCAAACCTTTAGTTATTGTTGCACCAGAAGATTGAATTACGTGATTCGCAGCAGCACGCATGTTGGCAGCTTGCAGTGCGAATGCGGCTGCAAATAAAGCAGATCGCAAAGCTCCACAAGCAGTTTGAACACGATCTCGCCTAACAACTTTAATCTTAATTTCCGTCCATTCTTTAGGCGGATCTTCAGCCAGTTGAAACAGTGTTTTACAAATTTGATTTTCCAAAGTGAAATATCTTTTGAAACCTGTCAAAGATTCAATATAAGGTGCAGGGTCAGACCACTCTACTTTAGAACCTATTCCATTAGGTTGCTTCATAGAACAAAACAAGTCAAAAATTTTCTTTCGCTCTTTAGCCCAAACTACATACTTGTCGCACCATTCACGGTAAGCTTGATTCGCAATTTCTTCTGGAACACCGATTCTGGTAGATATGGTGTAACCTTCACCACCATAAGCCATTGCAAAAACGCAACGCTTAGACTTTTCATACAAATCCTTACCACCACTCAATCCAGAAGTAGCTAAAATTTCAGAGTAAGTTTTAGGTTTGAACAAAAACTCACCCAACAAACCGTGAATCTTTTTACCAGCTTGCAACTCTGCACGCAGCCGTGGGTCGCCGTAAGCAGCATCCATTAACGTAATTTCGTACCCGTCAAAGTCGCCGCCAGACAATTCTTCACCCTCATCTGCAAGAGTGAAAATTGAACGCATTTCATTTGTACGGTCAATGCCTTGAGGATTAAGACCATCTGCACCAGACATTCGAGAGCTGAGTGCTCCAATAACTTTGAACGATGCGTGAAATCTTTTTGCTTGAAGAAGCTTATCACACACTTCAATTCTCTTTTTCGCCTTACGTGCGTTTAGAATTACGTTAGCACGTTCAGCGGCCGGATGCAGTTTTTCAGTGTGTACCACACCCTCATCACACTCTTTGCAACTTAATCCTTCACACTTTGGACAAATCTCATCAACACGCCATTTAGCAATAGACTCTAGAATAATTCCTTTTGTGGAATTTTTCATAGCTAACAATTCTAAAGGCGTCATAACTTGTTGCAAATACTTTTTGCACATGTTAGGAGATTGAAAATTGAAGGGAACATTTAAGATGTCTCTCTGAGCAGCTTCCTTAATCCTTTGCACTTTATCCAAGTCAATAGAAAAACCTCGCCAACGTACAGCACCTACCATGCAAGCAAGCTCAGAATCATCATCACCAGTAGCAAGCATAGGAACTTTTTCAAAGCCTCTGAAATCATTTTCAATGCTGAAAGCAAATTTCTTAGATTCTTCGTCAGAGTGACCTTGAGCTTTAGCACTAAAAAATCCTAGTAGCAGCTTTAAGTAACGAATATCGTCACTCGCATACTCACGAGCTTTAGTGTTGAATGCCCAATGATTTATTTGAACATTGATTTTACCGTAATCCGGCCAAGCACCATTCCACTTGCCGGGACGTCCTACGGCTGTTGCAAAAGGCGCCCAACCAAGTTCCTGTTTATCTTTCCTTGTTGGAAAAGATTTTCTAGGCGGCTCAACCTCTGCAAACAATTTAACACTATCTGGCTGCAAACCTAACGCATCTTTCGCCAAAGCTTTTAACGCACTGGATGGCGAGAACTTTAGAACGACATCTTGAAAGTCTGGAATAATTTCATCAGAATCGTCTTTAATGTCGTAGACACGCCAACGTACACTTGGATTTTCTTGCCTCTCAAAATACACGTCTTTGAGAGGGATTCTCTTATCCAATTCTTTAGCTAAAGGTTTCGCTAAAGCAGTTGGTACACGCTTAATACGGACATCTCCACGATCCATTGTAGCTTGATACGGACCTTTCCTAGCGTGCAACATTAAATCTAATGCTGACACCGGCTTCAAGCAAGGACCAAATCTTCCAGACTCTTCTAACACAGCAATATCGTCAATACGTTCATTAGGGCAAATGGACTTATCTTCAACTTGTGACAGTGTGGTATACAATTTGCAAATGTGAAACCAGTCGAAAGTCAAATTGAATCCACAAACACCGCCAGGGTGATTAACAATCTTTTCAATAATTTTCAAAGTTGAAATTATTGGTTCTCGCCACACTTCATGTAAGTGAATAGGTCCGTCATCAATAGAGTATTGAAGCAAGACAACTGGTCCATAGAATCCACATGTCTCAGTATCAATAAAAATCATATTTAAGCCTCAGGGTTATAGTGAGGGTATTCCAAACCTAATTTGCTGCAATGCTGAAATAAGCACCGTTTAAATTCGGTATCACTAATCTCTCCCAATGACCAAGCTAATGCACGGCGTGTTAAACTCGATTGCTCGTTACCTAAAGCCAATCGAATGTGCTCCATCATCTCAAAAACTTCAAGTTTTTCTTTTCGCTTGATGTTTTCCACAACCGGCTTAGTTTTAACTTTGGCAGTTTTACCACGAAGTTTAGCATCTTTCATGCGTTTAACTTCATCGTAACACTTGTCTTTGCCACTGAATCGATAGATTGTGTATAACTCACGGATTTGTGTACTAGTAATGAACCCTGCCTCAACTTCAGATTGTACAAGTTCAGGTAGTTGCAAAAGCATGTAACGAATCTGCACCCATCCGCGTGACACGTTCAACTCTTTTGCACAAGACATTTCAGTTAAGCCTAAATTAAACAATTGGCTAATAGCCCTAGCTTCTTGCATTACATTCAGTTCACGGCGTTGAAGATTTTCAGAAAGATTCAGAATACGTGCTTGCGACTCTGTGAGAGGACGAGTCTCAACAATAGCTTCAATCGTGTCACGCTTCAACACGATATGAGCTTTGAATCGCCTATAACCTGCAAGAAGCAAATACTTTTTACCCGGATTGGCTAATTGCTTTTCAGTAGGCAGATTGCAAATTGTTACAGGCTGAACCAGCCCACGCTGCTCAATGTCGCGTGCAAGTTCAGCAACATCCGTATAAGGAATTGCTCCACGACAATTGAATTCATCATCCGCTAAAATTTCAGCCATCGGAATTTGACGGTACTCTCTAGACATTTTGAGCCTTTCAAACTGTGATTAATGGTACACCAGTTTCAGTTGACATTTTTTCACAGTAGTATCTGGAAATATCTACTGTTATACAGCGACGATTAAGTCGTCTACACACCCTCAGTGTTGTACCAGTGCCACCAAAGGGGTCGACGACAAGATCATTTTCTTTTGTAGAAAATAAGATTATTCGCTCAATCAATTTTTCAGGGTGTTGTGTAGGATGCCACTGCCTTCGCTCTGGAAAATTTCCGCAAACTCTAGAAAATTCCCACACATCATCAGGTACTCTACCATCAGGATTTGCTCGTGGATCACCACAATTAAGCCTAGCTGACGGCACTAAACAATTTCTAGGGTAAAAGACTGCATCTTTAGCACTGTACCGCAAGATTGGCCGGTAACCAGATCCAAAATCATTTGCGTTGTTTTGACCAAACGTGTAACGCCAAAGAATCAATTTCCAATCAAAATTCACTGGGCGTTTGGCAAGTGTTATTGGCAAATAATCTCTGAAGTGGCTTAACCAAACGATTGGAGACTTTTGCGTGAACAGTGCTATCCAACGAGCGAGAAGTTGTGCATATTCAAATTTATCAATATTATCCGCGTAACCTTGATAATTCAAATTTAGATTATCTGGTGGATCAGCGAATATGCAGGCCACTGGTTCATCAATCTTTTCCAAAACTCTTAAGCAATTGCCGTGAATTATTTTATCCATTATTCACTCAACAAATCTAAAAGAGTTAGTTTGGTTGGTAAGTTGCCCCATTGAGCCGCCATTGCATTAGCCTAACCTTGATACGTTCTAGCACGTAACATTGTACGGTACGGACTAGGTCCCAAGTCGTTGTGCCCGGCGTCTGTTTGATTATCCCACCTAGGCAGTCCATTGGCCCACCTAGGCGGCACGTATTTAGTAGGACGCAAATGCGGCAAATTTTTAAGCCAGAGACAAGTACGCTTACTAGCATTATGCCCGTACTCGTATGGCTGTATTATTTGATCACATGGCCGTATATTTGTACCGATGCGTCCTACAGGATTTTCAATACAAATACGGAGTATCGGGGCGTCCATTAACAGTCTGACAAAATCTAATGCCAACTCACTTTTAATACGTCTTTCTTGGCTGTAGTTATTGTGGTGTAATCCAGAAGAACACAGGAACGTGCAATCTGGATGGGCTATCATCAAATCCCAACCCATGTTCAAATGATTTCTAACATCATCTTGAATATGTGGGCCAGGTTTTTCTGTTGGAGCCAGATCACAGGAAATTGCGTCATGCCCTTTTGCAATGAAAGCATCTCGAATAATACCACTTCGCTCACATGCCACCAGTACTTTCATCCATTAATCTCCAATTCTTGCAGAGTCAACTTCTGAAGTTGTTTCTTCTGCTTAAGATTTTCTAACACTAACTTATCAACAGGTAACATGATTATGTCTTTAATCATGCAACCTCTGTTCTCATCCATGCCTAAACGGTGAATACGATCTTCCGCCTGCATACGAGCTTCACCGTCGAAGCTGTTAGAGTAGAACAGTGCAGTAGGTGAGGCGTGCAAAGTCAAGGCCATACCACCGGCTTGAGGATGACCCACAAAACAAACTTTAGGATATTGACTGAACAAAGTATCGTAGTTTGGATTTGACCTGTCCATACACGATAACAAAATGTCCGAATCAACATCTTCACCTGTAGCTGACCAACCTTTGTATCCACGACCATCAACCCGCAACACTGCCCAACCTTGTTGTTGAGCCATTTGAACCAAACGATCAATGGTGCCAGTGAATCCACCCCAAACCACATAGCGTCCAATATCTTCATGTGCGTCCAACTCATCAATGAACACCACATCTTTTGGTGAGCCTGCTTCAACAACACTTCGATTGTAGAGTCTTCGCTTACCAGCACCAAAACACTCTAAACAATCCGCAACTTCATCTTTATACTCAACAGGTGCGGTGTTAGGACCGTGCAAATCAATTTCATTTACAGGCACTTTAACTGTTACTTTGCCTGTGTGAGCACAGATTGGGCAATCTTCAAAACCAGTAACAGTTTCCTCATACTGGAAGCCGTCGCTCAACTCACGAATGTTGGTCAAGGCTTGGATTGCTCTGGTGGCCTGCTCTTTAATCAATTTAGCAGCCCGCATAATTTCAGGCGTTGGCGTAACTTTAATCTCTTCGTAATGTTTTTCAGGCAAGTCTAAACAATCTTTTTTCAACTTAACTAACACTAAACCTTTCATACGCTTATTGAGGTAAGCTACCTCATTAACACTCTTTTCAAAAGTATGGTAATTCGGTTGCTCCATATTGATTGAAAGATGGTGAGGATGGTGCTTAAATTGCCCACACTTTTTGCACTTGTTTTCGTCATCTAACCAAGTCACTATATGAGGATAAACACCGCCAGTTATTGACTGGCGTTGCTCAATCACGCAAAGGCGTGCCTTAAATTTCGCTTTAGTGCCCTCTTTAAGGAATCCTGGACACGCTACCTCACACTGGTTCCACCAATCGTCAGGTGCTTTAGGGGCAGGAGTACCAGACATGAGTAAGATATACCCATCACGGCCATGCTCTTCACGTACAGAATTAGCCAAATGAAGGGCAGCTTGAGATCGTTGAGCCGTAGGATTCTTAAGTTTTGAACACTCATCAAAAATCACCATTTTAGGAGCAACATCTCCGTCACGCCAATTCTTAATGATTTTGACAAGTCCCTCATACGTCAACATCATTCCGGGAATCACACTCGAAGTCCACTTAAACAGCTCACGTGTAACAGCTTTCACGCCAGCGCGTGGACCTACATACCAAACTTCATCACTGGTCAACTTAGCATTTTCCATAACTTCAATCGCAGCTAAAGATTTTCCCGTACCCATCTCACCTGCGATTACGCACTGCTGCGCAGCCAAAACAAAACGCACCATTTCTACTTGGTGGTTCAGCAGTGGTCGCTTAGTTTTAATCTCGGGCCAAGGCTTATCATAGTATTTGTAAGGGTCTGCACCCATCAAATACTGCAACTGGAATTGATTACGTGCGGAATTTTCAATTGACCACATTTTGAGCGGCGTAGTGTCGTAACCGTGCCACTTAGCACCTTCCATGCTTTTAATTTCTTCGAGCAGCTTAGCATTGTAAGCAAACTCAAGAAAGATTCGCTTACCTTTGTAGTGCAACGTAACTGGAATCTTGTAATTTCCCGCAATCATTTTGACTTTTTCAGATGTGTCAAACATTAACGTCGTCCTTTTAATATGAAGGTTTCGTCGGGTAAGTACACACGCTCGTAATTGATGAACAACTCAATCAAACGACTGCCAGAGAAAACATCGTATGCTTTATTACACATAATCCGAACTTCTACAGACACTCCATTTGTGGAACCTCGTAACAGTGTACGTTTCCAAGATTCAAGAGTACCTGAAACTATTAACAGGCACTTATTTTTGACCGCGTGCATTACAGTGTGGAGTTCAGTCATTTTAATCCACTCTAAATACACGTACTCAGGAACAACGCCAATGAAACTCATAGACATTTGTTGCAAGATTAGTGAATCTTGCCTCAAAGCTTCTAGAGGCTTGTTATCAAATGACAAGCAAGCTAAATACGCTGCAGGATCATTTTGATCAATATTTGAACTTGACAAACACCGTGTAGGCGTGTCACCTGTAACACTTTTAGCAACCATTTCAAACGTAGGCCAATGTACGTTTGTGATTGCTAAGGGTTGGAAGACTAAGTCCATTTTATGTCTCCTAAATAAAACCATGTGAGGTGCGTTAACACCTCACATGGCGAAATTGGAATGACTCAGCAATCAGCGATCGCGATCAGATGCATTGGTCACAGTCTCAATCTCCGAAGCCGGAGGATTGTTGAACTCCGTCACAACCCTCATGAGGAGATCAGGAGAAGTGGGCACATTGCTCAGCTCTCCATTGTACGGCTTAATCAACGGGGCGTACCAAGAGTACCGAGCCGTTTCAATCAGGTGCGACGTCAGGGTCGCAGCCTTACCGATTCGGGCCTTCAGATTGGGCGATTCACGACGTGAGGACTTCGTACCCATGAAGAACGTCGCAAAAGCTTTTTGTCCAGGAATCCAAAGCAGGTATTCCGTGCCATACATGCAACCAGAATCCTTCACTTCGGACTTGGCTTCAATACGGGCGAATTCGCCAGTAGAGTTACCAAACTCATCCACTTGAGGATCATAAACAGCAATCACTTGATCGCCGCTAATGTCCAGAGCTTTAGGACGCCAAGCCAGAACACCAACGTCCACAGACTTCCCAAGATCAACGTAGTTTTCACCTTCAACCATCGCATAACAATTGATTGGGAATTCCCCTGCTTTGCACTTTTTAGCAGAAGAAGTCATAAGCTGAACACGGGGAAGATACTTTCCACCTTTGGTTGTAGCCTTAAAGACTTCATCACTATACTTGGAAGCAGGCAGTGACACGCCGGGAATCGTGAGTTCGCCATCGAAAACAGAAACAAAGATTCGGTTCATAGTCATAAAAGCGTCGTTTCCTGTGAGAGGTTGATTACTTGACTTCAGCGGCTTCAGCGGCCTTTTTCTGAGCTTCTTCGCTACGCTTACGAGCCTTTTCAGCTTCGCGCTGCTTCTTGAGTTCAGCAGCTTCCTGCTTACGCTGCTCGTCCTTAGCTTTCTGAGCTTCGACAGAAAGAGGATCAAGATGCAGAGTCCAAAGAAGGGCAAGCTGGAACGCTTCCTTGGGAGTCGTGATTCCAGTCTTACCAATCAGCATGGTAGCAACTTCACCAGAATCAGCGGCATCCTTGATGTCACGCATCTTCTGAAGATACGCAACAGGCTGGAATTCAGCGGGAGCAGCATCGCCACCCTTACGCTTAGCTTCAGCGATTTCCTTGGCACGCTTGTTGACCTGCGGGACGAATTCCTCAGGCGTCAGCGTCATCGCACGCTCCACCCAATCATTCTGCTCTTCGATAGGCAGCTTAGCCAGAGCATACGCATTGGACAGAGGAATCTTTCCTTCGTTGATCAGTTCACCGATGACAGGATTCTCAATCTTGTTCAGACCGAGACGATCCTTGATCCAGCCTTCCGACTTGCCGAGCTTCTTGGCCAGTTCGACTTCGGTCATCAGAGGATTCATCGCAAGGATTCGACGAAGCTGCTGGCTGTATTCCTTCGGCTTGGTCTCGACCTTGTGAATGTTGGCCATAATCTGAGCTTCGAGAACCTGAGCATCGTTCAAGGAAACGATGTCCACGTTGATCTCAGTCAGACCGGCATCCTTGGAAGCGTTGAATCGGTGCAGACCGTCAACAAGCTCAAAATACTCTTCGCCGGTTTCACGATCCTTCTGCGGGCGAACCGTGATGGCGCCAAGGAATCCCTTTTCCCGAATCGAAGAAACGAGGCCAAGATACTCCTCGCTTTGTCGATTCACGTTACGCAGTGCAACAGGATTCTCACGAATCTTCGTAAGAGCCAGAACAGTGAGTTGTCCGAAAACCGTAATCATACGATTACTGGTTTTCCCGGTACTAGCGTGCATCATAGTGATGCTCCCATAAAAGAACAGGAATCTTTTTCCACGCAATCAAATCTATTTGATCTGATTGTTTGCGTAGGGCAATGTATCGACATCGCCGTATACCCTTACGTCGAAAAGCGGTTATTATTCCATCGACGTAAAATGTTGCAATACATATACTTACGCTTTCCACTACACTAATTGCAGTATACTATATTTATTGTTCATTCATTCATTCATTCATTTTCATAGGGGGTTAATAGATACTTGTTTAGTTAGTAAAACGTAAGTTACGGTATTGCAACATTTTACGCTTAAATGGAATAATAAACCAGTCTAGACGTAAGGGTATATGGTATGGTCTAATTAAAAAACGATTTGATTCTAATCAAATCACTCAAAATCCTTTTGGAGCAATCTTATGAGTGTAACGCGGTCGGAAGCTATCAAAAACTTCTTACGTGAAAAGGCCAGAAGTGATTTAGCTGCACTGTATTCAATTGACATGGAAGTTCAAGTCAACGTCGCACAAGATGGCGGTGATCGTGTTGAAGGTGATTATAAAGGAAAGATGTGGCAAGGTTGGACTGATGGTGTCACAACCTGGAAACCTTTTAGAATCCCGTACAAAGCTAACAGCTCACCTGAATACACTGACGTAAAAATGTCTTTTGATTTAGCCACGCACGCTGAAGGAATTGGCATGACAGGTTGGGATTGGAAAAATCTTTGCTCCCGTTGGGTAGCATTTGATTTTGATGCAATCCTTGGTCACTCGGATAAACACCGCTCAACTTTGACCAGCGAAGAATTAGAAAAAATTCAAAGTGTTGCTACTGAAATTGATTGGATAACTGTACGCAAATCCACTTCTGGGAGAGGATTGCATTTATATGTTTTTCTTGATCCTGTAGTACCTACTGAAAATCATACTGAACACGCGGCACTTGCACGTGCGATACTTGGTACACTGTCCGCTATCACAGGGTTTAACTTTGATTCTAAAGTTGATAACTGTGGTGGAAACATGTGGGTATGGCATCGCAAAATGGTTGGTACAGATGGTCTTACACTGATTAAACAAGGTACTAAACTTGCTAACGTGCCTGCAGGATGGCGGGATCATGTTGCAGTTGTAACCAACAAACGCCGTAAAACTCTGCCACAGAATATTGGTGAGACATCTACTGGTAAAACGATTGATGAGTTAGCGGGGCAACAACCTAAAATCACTTTGGATGATGAGCACAAGCGATTAATCAACTTCTTAAAAGATTCTAACAGCTTTTGGTGGTGGGATCAAGATCATCACATGCTCGTTACGCACACAAAGATTCTGGAATCGGCCCATGAAAGCCTGTGCTTAAAAGGATTCTTCAAAACTAACTCTAGAGGCTCAAATACAAACGAGCAAAACTGTTTTGCATTCCCCTTACGTCACGGCGTGTGGTCTGTACGTAGATATACACCGGGCGTACAAGAACACGAATCTTGGTCTCAAGATGGTTCAGGTTGGACTCGGTCCTACCTAAATAAAGAGCCTGATCTTAACTCAGCGGCACGAGCCTTCAATGGATTAGAAGATCCGTCTGGCGGTTTTGTTTTCCGTGAAACTGAAGTAGCTGTAAAAGCTCTTCAAACTATGGGGATAATTGCAAATGTTGATACTGCTTATTTGGGTCGTGAAGCGATTGTTAAAACTCACAAAGATGGTCGTGTAGTATTGTCAGTTGAAAAGAAGGAAACTGACACAGCAGAATCAATGAAAGGTTGGTTGCCTAAAAAGGGTAAGTGGGTTAAACTTTTTCAAATGCCGATCACTGATCCACTTGAACCTGAAGTAGGCAACTATGATGATATTGTTCGACACTTGATTACTCATCAACATGAGGATCACGGTTGGGTAATCAAGTCTGATGAAGTTTGGCAAGATGAACCTTTGACCCATGTTAGGGTAGCGTTAGGGTCTATGGGTTTGGATGGCAAAGAAATTACCGCGGTACTAGGTAATGCAATTCTAAAATCTTGGAAACTTGTTAATAAGCCATTCCAGCCGGAGTATCCAGGTGATCGTGAATGGAACCGTGGTGCGGCTCAATTCAAATTTGTACCTACGTTAGATGATGATTTGCAGTACCCTACATGGTTAAAAATTTTACACCATTGCGGCAAGGGTTTGGATCGTGCAGTTAAAAATCATCCTTGGTGCAGGGCTAACAACATTTTAACTGGTGCAGATTACTTAAAATGTTGGGTAGCGTCACTTTTCAAAGAACCATTAGAACCTCTACCATATCTTTTCTTTTATTCCGTAGAACAAAACACCGGCAAATCAATTTTCCACGAAGCTTTGTCACTACTCGTCACAAGCGGATACAAGCGTGCAGATGCAGCTATTACATCTACAGGCAGTTTTAATGCGGAATTAGAGGGCGCTTTAATTTGTGTGATTGAAGAAACTGACTTAAATAAAGATAAAACAGCCTACAACCGCATTAAAGATTGGGTGACAAGCAAAGACATTTTGATCCACAGAAAAGGTGAAACACCTTACCATTCACCTAATACAACACATTGGATACAGTGTGCGAATGACCACATGGCTGTACCTATGTTTGCAGGTGATACGCGTATAACAGTTTGCCACGTAGAGCCACTTGATCCGCTGGAAATGATTCCTAAGAAAAAGTTGTTGCCCATGTTGGAAAAAGAGGCTCCACACTTTTTAGCAGCTGTGTTACGATTAGAGATTCCTGAATCTCCTGATCGATTAAATATCCCTGTAGTTGCAACACAAGACAAAGAACTTATTCAGAAGATTAACCAAAATGCTCTTGAGCGATTCTTGGAAGAAGTTTGCGAACCTGTATCTGGTCAAATGGTTAAATTTAGTGAGTTTTACGATAGATTCATTGCGTGGATTGATAACAATGAAGCGCAGTATTGGAGTAAGATTCGCGTAGGCCGTGAGCTTCCGCCCCAATATCCTAAAGCCCGAATACCTTTAGACGGTCAATTTTGGGTTGGTAATATTTGGTGGAAAAATCAGCCTGCACCATCTTCTAAACCAAAATTAATCATTAGTGAGAAAGGGATGTTAGTCCATGACAACTCTTAGAGAACTCATTAACAGATTAACGCCGGAGCAACGTGAGTATTTGGACGTTGCTTTTGAAGATGTTTTCGCACGTTACGTAATGGTTAATGACTATTATGTTGGCGTGCATTTGATACCTACTCCAGAATTGATTGAATCTGAACGAGTGGGTTTCTGGTCATGTGGAAAATTAAAGAAAGGCACACAGTGACAACCTTAGCATTCATAATGGGTCCTACGTGTACTGGTAAAAGTACACTCATTTCTTACATTGCAAATAATCATCCAGACGTAGGTGTTGTGTCTGTAGGAAAGATTCTTCGAGCAAAGTACCGTGCTTCATATTTCAAAGGATCAGGTTGTCCACAAGAGACTGCAGAAGAAGCCTGGAATTTGTGTGAAGAGAATGTTGAAAAATTCTTAACAGATGATAAAAAGTTGATCTTAATTGATGGTCAACCGCGTGAAGTGGATCAAGTGGACAAGATTCTTCATGCTTGGGGCGATCTCTGCTTGCGATTCATTCTATTGGACGCTGGTACAGACGTTCGCGCTGCCCGAGCCGCGTTACGTTATCGGCCTGAACAGGTCGAGGAAATTGAGTTGACTAAAAATCGTTTGTATGCAGATGTTTTAAGTAATTTCAAAGTTGTAGCACACTTATTGAAACATTCTAGAAAAGTCGAAGTAGTTTGCAGTGACGCTTTGCCTGAAACGTACTGTGATAAAGTTTTACATTCCCTTGTAACTGGAGAACAGTTATGACAGATTTGTTAAGTATGTTGGATGATTTAGATGATTCATCTGACAAAATAAGTGCTGACACAATCGTAAAAGCTCCTTTCGGTTGGCCTGGAGGTAAGTCACGTTCAATTAAACACATCATACCTCTTCTACCGTACAAAGACGTTTGGTGCGATCATTTTGGCGGTTCGGGTACAGTGACACTGGCTAGGCGGCCTTGCAAATTAGAAATTTATAATGATCGATTTTCAGGGCTAACTGACTTGTATAGATGTATTCAAGACCCTGTGAAACTTCAATTGCTTGTTGATCGTCTTGAACACACAATCCACTCTAAAGAAACTTTTTTAGACGCTAAATCTACTTGGAAAAACTTCACTGATCCCGTTGAACGTGCGGCCAAATTCTACGAAATGGTTGTGTACTCTTTCGGAAAATTAGGTAGGAATTGGGGTAGAGCAAGAGTTCCTACTGGACGCGTATCTGGCATCTTGCGTGATGCGTTACCAAACTTTTACAATATCCACGAAAGATTTAAGTATGTTCAAATTGAAAATGTTGACTTCAGAAAATGTATGAAAGATTATGATAGTGATGTCACTGTCCACTATTGTGATCCTGATTACGTTGACACGAGTGCGGGAGTCTATGCTCACGGTATGTCTGTCGACGATCACAAAGATTTATTGAGACTTATTTTTGAAATGAAAGGATTTGTAGCTGTGTCAGGTTTGGCTAATCCATTATACGATGGATTCAAATGGGATGATCGTCGAACATGGAATTCGTACTGCTCCATAAAAAGCATTAACAGTTCGGAAAACAATAACAAAGGAGATATTGCTCTTGTGGATGAAGGTAGAGGTCACCAAGAAGAAGTTTTATGGATTAAGGACTTCCGATGAATAAGCTCCATAAAGATATTGAACGGTTGGAAAAATTGGTTCCCACTGCAAAATCCTTTCCAAAAGGAATCTACTACTGGCAAGCTGCAATGTCGACTGTTATTGAAGTAGATGAAAAGCGTGCTGAACGTCTTGAACGATTAGGTGAATCTGTCTGGCTGAAAGGACTCGCCAATGGCTCTTAATTCATTGCAACATTGGAATGGTTGTCAAATGTGCGTTATTGACACTGAGACAACTGGTTTAGACCCACAATTTCATGAACTGGTACAAATCTGCATTTTGCCACTTGATTCTAATATGAATGTTAGGACCGATGTAATACCTTTTTACATTAATCTTAAGCCAGATCACCCTGAAAGGTTTGATCCGGGAGCCGGTATTGTCAATAAAATGGACTTGGCCAGTATCATCAAAACTGGCATGGACCGTGAAAAAGCTAAAGACTTGCTTGAGGAGTGGGTGGTTAAGTTAGGGCTGCCTTTGAATGCGAGAGGTTACAATCGTTGCAAAATCATTCCAGCCGGGCATAACTACATTCAATTTGACTTACCATTCATTTTAAGATGGCTAACTAAACCTGTCTACGATGAAATTTTCCACTACCATCCACGTGATACTATGGTGATTGCTGCGTATCTAAATGATCGTGCGGCATACCACGCTGAACGCGTACCATTTTCAAAAATCAGTTTAGATTGGGTCTGTAATCAATATGGCATTGAAAATCGCAAGGCACACGATGCCATGTCTGACTGTATTGCAACCGCAGCAGCTTTGAAAAAACTTCTTGAACGTGGATTGATTGGTTAAACAAAAAAACCCTCGCCCTTAAGTGGGCGAGGGTTTTTTTTATTTGAAAGTTTTTCGATTTTTTAACAGTTCAACAGCTTTTGAACTGTCACTATCGCAAGTTAAACACAGTCGCCTATTAGTTACTTTGTTATTGACGCTGCACACTAAAACCGTGTTGTAGGAACATCCTGAACATTTTTTAGTAGCACGATTAGAACAATCCTTTAATATCGCTATTGCTACTCTAGGATTCGTTGGGTGCGGTTCGTAGCCAAGCGGAATGGGTGGCGACTCACCGCGATCTGCGCACATTAAAATGCCTTCACCGGTGTCACGCCAACGATTCATCGCAAATTCTCCATTACCTGAACCTCGTCAACAAGTGCTTTAGTTGCAGGAGATTGAATATGATTTAAGGCTTGTTTGTTTGCTTCGGATAAAGTTTCACGTGGGGCTATCTGCGAAACTGAGCAAACTAATTCAATCACAGCTGCACGGTATCGCCAAAGCAAATATGTCGCATAACCAAAAACTGCCACAGCTAAAACGATGCCAAAAGTGGTGAAGAGCCACATCCAGTCTCGGAAAACCTTACCTGCTATAGTGCTAGATATTCCTGAGACAAGAATGATTAACGGTACAGTGTACTGTTTAGTAATCAGAAAAATCAACACACTGGCAGGCACACACAAAGCACCTAAAACAATCATCAACGTGTAGATTTTAGACTCAAGCGTACTGTGAACGTTTTTAAGTTTTTCAATCTCAGAATTTTTAGACTTTAAGAGCGTGTCATAATTCTGTTTAACAGCAACTAATTCATTTGTAGCTTCGTTTATAGCTGCGGTTAACGCAATGTTTTTATCTTGCAAAGTTTTAATATCTTCCCATTGCGTTAAATTCGGTGCAACTTTCACACCAGAGTCTGCTACCTTTTTAGTAGTCTCAGAATTCTCTCGAATAGACTCCGTAGAGTGAGTGATTGTTGCTTTTGATTCTGCGACATCGTAATTAACAGCCGGACTCTTGCAGGCCGTTAAAAAGAATGCCGTGAAAAAGATGATCAAGTGTCGCATTAGATTTCAGTCCTTTCTGCGTTTTTTATAGCTCTTTGCACTATCTTGACAGCCAACCACTCGAAGAATGGCAGACTACGTTTTTCAGCCTCCTCTTGAAGCCAACCTACAATAGTTTCAACATTAGCTTTGCACCATTCAACACCTTTAAGGTCCATTTGTTTGGCACGTGCATTACATGAACAATTTCCTGTAGCAGTGATTCCTACACGTTTCAACAGTTTTTTAAGTTCTGTGCCAGGCTTTCCTTTCTTTGTGAATTTTTTACCGAATGGACACTCAAACTCTTGTGAAGGCAGTTTATAGTATTGCTGCAGTTTGATGCGAGTATGTATACCAGAATCAATGTCGCGACAAACTTCACAAAAGTTTCCACTTTTACACACGTGAGAATCTTTTAGCTGCATGGGGATATCCTCACTGTAGCGTTACTTGTGAACCATCCACTAGGCATATCCACAGTTCTAGTACACTTGTTGCTGCAACAAGTTGAACCGCCGTTGTACACAATGTTAAGTGTGGCAGTTGTTATACCTCGTTCAGACGCCACTATTGCAGACATTTCTCCGCAACAGTTGCTAGCGCCATTAAGCACCAGTGTGCAGGCATTTGAAGTGATTGTTAATTTGTCTGGCGGTTCAAAAGTATAGGTTAGTCCACCTTGAACAGTTGAAAGTGTGGGATATGTAAAATTGACTGTTCCAGTAATTGGCATCTCAAGACAAGATTGACAATTTTCACAGCTTGAACAGAGTGTAACAGGGGATTGCTTACAAACTGTACCGCACAAACAACAGTCATTATTAACTAATTGGTGTGTCAACTGAGTGTATTGTGTGAAAGATTCTTCTGAACCTTCAAACTCCAATGTTGCATAGACGTTGTTAATGTTTGTACAATCTTCAGTACCGTTGAATGTGGCAGTTAAATAGACAGTTTCCACACCATCCGTCCAAATGATTACGCACACCCAACCATCCTCACCGTAAGTTACATTGACTGTGCGGGTGCCACCATTTAACGACTCAGACTTAGACCAAAATCCGTCGCTTATAACAGGGATATCGCTGCACGTACCACCATTCACGTTCTGAACCAAGTCAATACGCCCACAATCTAACACAGTTTTATTTATTGTTGCATACACACTTGTGACAAAATTACCGTCATCATAAATAGATTCATAAAACTCGTACGCGGTATCACAACAATAATCTCCGTACAATGAAGTGTAACTTGTTCGCGTATGTGTAACAGTCCCATCTGTCCAAGTTATTGTGAAGTATGCAAAATACTCATCAGTGTAATATGTTACTACACGAGTTTCTGTTATTTCTGTACTGACGACTGTAACAGTTTCAAGTGACCAAGTGTTTGGCCCTGTTTTCTGTAAAACAGCCGTACCTGAATTACTTACGTTGTTGACTGAGCCAGTGTATCCTACATCAATATCTGCCCAACTTACACTTATGTCACTAGAAACAATATCACAGTTAATCTGGAATTGATCCCAAATCAGTGTCAGTGTTGACGCTGAATTAAAACATTTGTCAGCTACTTTTTTACATTCTGCATTATCTACAAAACCAAAATCAATTAAAGTCCAAGTTATTGCAAAGGTATCGCCATTTTGAAACGCCTCACCAAACGATACGGAAGTGCCAAATCGCGCATAAACATCTGACATAGACCATCCCACACTGTATTGTGTGCTATGTATGGTTAAATTGATTACTGAATCAGTGTCTGTACGAGAATAAACTACACCAGATTCTACTGGTGGACTAGTGTTATTTGCATCACAATATGTGCTCGCCCAAGTGGTTTCATCATTAACATTGTACGCTAAAGATGTCCATTCATGCCTGGTGGCGGTGCCAATGGACTTGTTCCAACTTGGGTCGCAAGAGTCTCTGACAAGTGTATGCGAGCCGTTCACGTTCCAAGCACCTTCACGCTTAAATGCGAGGCTAGCACTGTTGTAACACGTACCAATTTCAGGTGTTTCAAAACCTGCCACAGTAACTGTATACGTTTCAGGCGTGCAAGGTGCAGTTTCACAAACTGGGCACTCTGATTTATCAACTTCTTCACAAACGCAAATAGCTGGATCGTAACAAGGTGTAGCACCGTCACAATCTAATTCACGTGTGTCCGGGTGACAAGATGGTATTGACGTTGTTTGAACGCATTCTCCAGTGCATTGGCAACATTTAATTTCACCTATCGTCAAGGCGACTGTTATAGGCTCTTCTTCAAAATAACAAGTCGGCGTGTTTAGAGTTATTCTACCATTAGTGACATTATCTCCACAGCAATTATCCATATCAAATTGCACTTGATACTGCCATTTTTCATTGGTAATAACTCCACCACCGCCCAAAGGTCCTGCATCATAACTTAAAAAGTATTCTTCACCTGCTTCATCAATAGCACTTAAAGAATCTTCGTTCCAAGAAAAAACCAACGTCTTAGCTGATACAAGATTACTAAGTTTGTCAAAATAGTCACACACGTTTAAGCCGTTTTCATTACAAGAGGCGGATTCAACAGGATTATTCTGCACTGCAAAACCTTCAGAATTGCAGCAAGTATTTCCTTGAACACTAACTGTTAATGTTCCAGTACCAGTATCTTGAACGGGGGAACCTTCCTCTGGTACGGTAGATAAATCAATAGTGGCTTCCGCTGATCCTCCACAATCTGCTGCACTCTCCCAACTTGCAGTATAGCGATATTTTAAGCTGTTTATAGTAGTTTCAACTTCTACAGTCCAAACAGCACCGTTGTAAGATACGTAGATTAAGAGTTCTTGATTACCGACAAATTGTATTGTGCTGTATTTAATTAAATTGTCCTGCCAAATATCTTCACTGTAACAAATGGCACTACCACCATTAATCACGGCTGCGGCAGTATTATTGACCAATGTGATAGATGGCCACGTTATTGTGATACTGGACAAGTGGCTGAAACCGGGTTTAACACAATCTGAAAAATCTTCATAGCAAGAGGCGATGTCTATAGTTCCTAGTGTTATTGTGAATACAGTATTTTCACCGTAGCAACAATTTCCAGATCTTAAGCAAGCGGCAATATCTGCGCAGCACACCCCACAAAGATCAAAAATACCTTCAGGATTCAATAAAAAGAGTCCTTCACTATTTAGTCTGTATTCACCACTCATGGGCAACCTACCGTATTAAGAGGTTCAAAAGCCTGTAACAGTACAAGTTCATTAGCGTATGATATGTACGCTAATCCATATGTTGCAGCTGCAGTAGAGCCTACACTGCGTCCAGCAACGGGGGATTTGTTTATGCCTAAAACAAAATCATCTGAGAGACGTTTTACAGTATAGACATAACTTGAAGCTGCACTACCTGTTCCGGCAGTTCCACTAGTCATAACCAATTTAACAGCAAAAACTGTTTCAAGTTGAGGTGGCCTGAACCAAAGATATTGGTGCTCACCATTAGCATTGCGAATAGGTACTAAAACAGCTGGAACACGGTGCACTACACCATCATCAAACTTGACACCAAAGAATTCTGTAGCAGGTAACATGCCGCCTTTTGGATTGGTGGTAGCCTCGTAAGGCGTCGTGTTTAATCCAGTAGAATCCTCAAGACAGGGTCCACCAAAGAATGTCCATTGATTCTCAATAATATGGTACTTAGCTTCAACCCAAGCTCCATCAGGTGTAAAACTGGCGAAAGCAACTATAGAATCCACATCTCTACCACTATTTGACACCACAACAGTATCAGAATCAATTGGCGCACCTTCAATAATGTCTCCAACATTTATGCGTGCGTTTGAATTTGTTGGGAAAATGTTGACAGGGGGACTACCCTCAATAGGTTTTCCGTTTTCGTCGACGCCATCAATAGGATTACCTATAAAAGCGTCAGGCTTATCTGGATTTAATTGGGTTACTTTGAAGTTTTTTCTGAGGTGTGGACGTATTGACTCTAAAGCTGCAAGAGCTTTTTCTGGATTCAAAAATAAACTAGTATCGGGCGCATCAGGCTCAGGAGTAGCCCATATTTCTTTTGATTCAGTTTCTACAGCTTCTGCGGGATTGTGAGGAATCACATCCAAAAAATCATCTGACCAAGCATTGGAATCTTTAGTTACATGTCCGGCTGTAATAGGAAGCCAAAGCGTGACCGTACATTCACCACTTGTCAAATCATGTGAAACGCTTTCCACTACACCTTTTACAATAGTCCACAAAATCTCACCTAAATTTATTTGAACAACATCGAAAACTTCTAAACTGAAAGCGTCATGGAAGCCTTTTACAGTGATGCGTTTCCAAACATTGGCATACCTATACCCCCAAAAATCAATTGTCTTTTTAACAAGAGACTCGTGATTATAGATGTATATATCACGACTTTGATCAATCAGACCATACAAATCCACATTGTGTTTATAGTGGTACTTGTAAGAATCATTTTTATCCCATTCACCATGTAAGTAGTCTTGACGCCAGTCGCAAGTTGTTTGAGTATAAAGGTCTTGTTGCTCAGTAAGGGTAAGTTCTAAACTATCTGCTTCAACATTAGCCGTGGTAAAAGAAAATGTTGAAGATTTTTCTTTAGATAAATAGCGAATTTTCACTTCTTCTGAATCAAAAATTAATCCACACCTACCTTGCCACGCTATCTCAGATGCAAGTGTTAAAGAATCTTTTTGCTGTAGAAGAGCCCAATTAGCAGGATATTTAGTTACTAAAGATGCCACTTCACCAAATGATTCTTCATCAATATTTAAATCAGTATAAGTTTGAAGTATCCATTTAATTTGATCAGACAAATTTTCACTTAACGTAGATGTTAGAGTTACATAAATTTCTTCCGAATAACCTAAAGATTTCAAAGGTTCTGTGAATTCAATAGTAGTTAATTGATTTAGTGGATACTCTGCATTTGTAGGTTCAGCTAAATTAACTTTATAATGTCGCTTATTTATAAGTTTCTTGTAACCTTCTGTATCATTTTCACGGCGTCCATAAACTGCGTGAACTTTTACGGATGGCATTTGATTAACAATAAACTTGTCTTTAATGTCGCCTTCCCACAGATAAACAGGTTCCCCTGCTTGAGCATTCCAAAATAAGTTTTGCAACAGTTGTAATTGTTTTAACTTAGACTTTAATAAAAAGTACGGGTCTTTAGCTTTTTGCTTATTCTTTTTAGCTCGCTGTTTAAGAACTTCTTTAATTTCATTAATTATTTCGTGTGTATTGGTAACTAATCCACCAAATGGGAGCCCTCTAACAGCACTGATTTTATCTGAAGCGTCGATGCGTTTATACTGAAAATCTCCAACAGATTCGTACAAACGTGCCATATTGTCAAACCAAACTTTTCTACCTTCCTGACGTACACACACCATAACTCGACAAGCTGAAACATCTGAACCAATAATGTCGCCTTGTTTGAAATGGCAGGTATGTTGAAAAATGTGTAAGTCATCTTTTAACCACGCCACACGCACATTGTGTTCATCTGGATCACCTATTACTCGCGGCCCAAATTTTACATCTACATATTTAGCGCAATTAGCCTCTGTAACTTTGAATTCACCGATATCACTATTGTAGATGCCTGCATCCGGGTCGCTCTTACTAGGTATGATACCCTTAAAAACTGCCCCCTGAATAATGATTTTTATTTCCTTGTCTCTAGGAAAATTTGAAGAGTCTTCCAAATAAATTGTAGAATTTTTTCGCACGTCGGAATAAACATTAACAAAGTTTATCCCTGTGCCTTGCTTGATTTCCTCTTCTTTGATAATGCTTTCAATCTGAGCCTCATCATCAGGCTCTAAATCAATGTACCCGTCACCTGTTTTTAAATCTTTATACAACTCACGGTCAACTCTACTAGGGTCAACAAATTTAACAGAACTTCTCAAAGTTGTTGTGGGGGCACGTACCACTAAAACACCTGGAACATGCGTGCACTTCCCAAACACAATTGGCCAAACTTTATCTAAAGAAAAATCTGGAATATCTGTATATTCGCCACGCTTAACAGCGTAACCGACATCCCCGTTTTTAATTTTAGTCTCTACTTGAACGTCTAAAATCCTGTCTCCATCACGCCATACAAACGGACCAGTCACTTTCCCCTTGTAGATTTGTGTGGCTTGTGAGTAAGTCGCTTTTTGTTCAGTCGTTAACGCTTCCCACTCAGAGTCTGTGAATAATCCATCATAAAAAATAGATATGCGGCAAACAGAATCTTCTAAATTGCCGTTATCAAAAGCAGCTTTCATTTCTCCGTCGGAATCATCCAAAGAAATGTTTATAGCGGAAACTGAGCCAGAGTTGTCGCTGCGTAATGATGATCCTAATGCAGAAATGTTAAGTATGCGACCCTTAATACCTCCAAAATTTTTAGTCGCATATGTAGCTCTACCAAAACCGATCCAATCAAAAATAGCGAATACAATAGGCTCTATACCATCTTTTCGCTCTGTAGCTAAAATAGCGTTGGGTAAAAGTGTTTTCAAGATTCACCTCTTTTAACACCTTCAAAAACGAAGGTGAAAGTATCCAAATAGTGAGATTGTTCTAGAATAGATGTGACGTCACTTAACAGGATCACATCCCATTGAACACCAAACTCATCAACATAAATAAATTTCTTTCCTGCAAAAGTTTCGTCCAATCTTTTGAATAATCTAAACTTATCAATCTTGTTAAATAATTTAATGGGTACAGATATCGTATACTTTGCAGGAGTGTTGCGAATCCCCCACAAGAATCCGTCCATAGATTTTCTAAATCGTGTATTTAAGTTAAGAATCAATTGATGTGGGTCTGCGTGCTTAAAAATTAACGCCTGCCCATCACGTTGGATAGTTATCATTGTCTACCCCTTCAAAAGTGAATTTTATTGTATACATGGAACAAGGGCGACGCCTTAATTCTTCAACATCTATTGAAGGGGTTGTAACTTTTCCTGTCCAACTTTGCAACAAATCAGACTCGCCGCAAGACTTAATAGTTCTAGTGAATGTAACTTCTTTTGCAGCGTTATCTATTAAAAACGTAACAAACTCGTCCCGTTGAGTAGGTGACAGTCTTTCTAAAATCCATTCGTAAGTATATTTTTTAGGTAAGTAAGGATTTTTAACTTGTAAGGTTTGACTACTTTGGGTTGAGCGTGTGCGCACATTGTGCAAAATACTGCACGTGACACCGACACCTGTTAAAGTGTCTAAGTTGTAAGTGGCCATTAAAAAGTCTCCACAGTGTCGGTAGTATCCGCTCCTACTAATACGCCACTTCTTAAAGAGATTGATAGAGCATCTGACTTGAGTGAAATTACATCATTTTGCACGATATTGTATTGAACTTGAACATTGTAATCGTCTTGCAAGGTTAAAGTGTGTAAAACAAAAAGTCCACAAGATTCTGTGAACTGTTGATCAATAGTTATCAGTTGCGTTAATTTTATAACTGTAGTGGCCAATGTGTCTGGTTGAAACCCCAAACTTTGCTCAACAGTTTCATTAAAAACAGTCATGCTAATGCCGCTCCTAAAATGTACGTAATATTGATTGTGTCGCCATCGGCAACATTACGTACAGCTGAAAACGCTGCGGTAGACCACAGTGTTACAGACCCACTTGTAGAACCTTTCACATTACTGCTTGCTATGAAGAATCCTTTTATAGCGGCTGTAGCACTCATAGTGAATGAGCGGGCAGTTGCATTGGCTATGCTTTGACTTGAAGCGGCATCAGGACTCCACTCCGGTCGCGTCGACTCGTCGTATTGGGTGTTTTCAATCCACCCTGCGTGACTGGCGTGGGTATCTGCTGCTGCTAAAGCTGTGTAGCTAGCATTATCAATCAAGCCAATATACCAATTGGCTATTTGTGTAGCGTTATCAAACATGACATTCAACAATTTGTCCAATCCAGCATTGGTGATGCCGTTTTTGACCTCAAAACTATCTACGATTGCACCATTGCGAACAATATCTACATGAAAGAGCCCTTGCATTTTTACACTCCTGTTAACGGTTTAAGTCTGCCTGCACGTATTTCACGGTGCAACATATTTCCAAGTTGAGTAGCATCGACTTGAGCATTGCCACTAGATTGTAAGGTAATATGAATACCTCCAACGTCGACACTGCCACCTGACGATAAATATTGCGGTTTGAAGCTGTTCATGTGTACAAGTTGCGTCCTGAATCTTTGAGCAGCTGCAGCGTTAACAACAAACTCACCCGGCGTAAGCATTGCCGGTACGGTATCTGTGCCACGTGGCACAAAACCGCCAGCAGCAAATCCTTTAGCAGGGGGTAAGGCGTTTTGGCGGCGAAGTTCTTCAGTTTGGGCTTCAACAGCTTTGTTAAGAAGATTAATTGCAGTGGATAAGGATTCTGAGCTACTTTTCAATGTCTCAGTGTAAGTTTTTACGCCACCAGTATCTGCGCCAGTAGTTTCAGCAAACTTTTTGCTAAGTTCCTCCAACTGCTTAGCAGCTTGATCCCTAAGATTTATCAGATCTTTGAAACCTCCCTTAGACTCAATCTCTTTCAAAGCGTCTCTTAAGCCTGTAAGAGAGTCTGCCAACTGCTGTTCTTCTGGACCGTCAATCTTGGCTCGGGCTAAAAGATTATTTATCGCCTCAATTAAAGCAGCGCTGTCTTGAGGATTTTTCAAGGCTTCATTGAATTGGTTATTCACCGATGCAGCTTGTCCGAGCTGTTGCATACGTGCAAATACATCCTTTTCATCTGCATCTAATAACAATCTAGAGAACAGGCTGTCTTGATTGGCTAACACGTTAGCGTTGCGGGGATTTATTGAACCTTCAGACTGTAAGCGAAAATCTTCTATTGTTTTGTTAACAGCGTCTATCTCAGCACTGTAAGTTTTAACCGCACGTTCTTGAGTTTCAATCTCAGTTTTAGCTAAAGCTATACGTTGAGCAGTCTCTTTTTCAACCGCTTCTAAACGAAGCGTGTTAATGCGATTAACAAAAACTTCTTCACTGGCATGGAGTTGAAGTCTTGTTTCAGCGGCCGCGTCTTTGAATCCAAGTTTTTCTTGCAAAGCGGCTAATTCAGTTAAAACTACTTTTTGTTTTTCAAATTCTTTAGTGGCAACATCTTCTGTTTCAGCCTTAGCAATAGTGTCTACATCAAACTTACCAGCCTTCTTAGTTAAAGATTCAAATTTAGCTTCAACCGCAATACGTTCCAGATTAGCTTTTTGTTCAGCAATAGCTTCTTCAAGTTTAATCTGTTTAATCTTTTCAAGTTCTTCCCTCTCTTGTTTCCTGAGGGCTACAAGCTCTTTAGCTAATTGATTTGTGTCTAAGTTTAACCCATTTTCTTCAGCGATTGCAGCGAGTATGCTCTTACGCCGATCAAAAAGCTGCTGAACCTCATCCCGAATAGCTTTGTAGCCATCTAAATCCCCCGTCGCTGCAAGACCACTTGCATCTACTCGAAGTTTGTTGATTCTGTCAACAATAGCATTAACTTGCTCTTCAGGTGCAAGATTTTCAAGCCCTAAATCAAAAAGGTCCGCATCTGTGTCTTTAGCATTTTTACCAATCAATTTATCAATATTTTCAAAAAGTTTTAAGTAATCATTTAAAGATGTTTTAGATGCTTCTATAGTAGATTTAAAACTGGCCAACGCCGCTGATTGACTTTCTTTAACACGTTCAATAATATCGGCATAAATTTCTGATACTTTAGAACTTTCACTATTAAGTATTTTTAATCTTTCAGCGGTGGCTTTAATATACTCAGCAGTTTGCAATGTAATGCCCGCTTTAATCTTATTGCTGTAATTTTCTAAGTTCTTTTCCAATTCTTTGATCGCACGTTGTTGAGCTTTAACGTAGTTGTCTAAATCCGCTTTCATCTTCTCTTCAAAAGCTACTCTAGAAGCATTTGCCAATTCAACCAGTTTAACGATTAAAAGAGTCGCGCCAACAGTGAGGGCTATAAAAGGATTTTTAAGTGCTGCAACAGTTAATCTTCCAACAACTAGCGTAAGAGCTGCTACAGCAGGTATTAAGAGAGCAGTAATAACTTTAGCAGTATTCTTGAAAACTTCTATCAAACCATCAAAACCACCGGACATATCATAGATCGTTTTTAAGAATGACCCGGCTAAATCTTCGATAAAAACATTACGGATTTCATTTGCAGCCTTACGGAACTGGAATCCAATATTTTCGGTAGTTAATTTGACGGCTCGATCATAGCTGACCATAGGGTCTTTAAGTTTTTCTAATGTGCTACGATAGACTTCCGCATTATCGCCCGTCACACCTAATAAACCTGACAGACCGCGTATGGCGTCAACAAACTCCGCCATTTCTGTAGAGCTGCCTTTTGTCCTAGATTCAATTTGCTTTAACAGCCCAGGGAATCCGTATAAACTAATTGCGGCTTCACCACTGGTAACACCTAACTCTTTGAAAAGTTTAGACATTTCTTCAGTCGGTTTCAGTACCTTAATCAAAACACCGCGAATCTGAGTAGCTGCTTCAGAGTAAGTGTAACCTTGAATGGTCAACGTAGCAATCATTGAATTAAGTTCAGCAGTCGTTAAACCGGCTTCTTTAGCTAGAATGATTATGCTACCTAAGGAGTTGGCCATATCAGACGCTGACACTCGACCTAAGTCGATTGTTCGGAACAACTCAGCAGCAATATCCGTAGCCTCTGAAACGTCCTTACGGTAAGCGTTCATGACAGATTCAATTAAGTTGGCGGCATCAGACGATGAGGAACCGGTGGCCAATGCAAATTCATTGACCACTCGGCCAAATTCTGCATACGCTGCCGAAGTTTCAATAACTTGATTAGACAGTGTATTGTAAGCAGACTTAGTTTGTTCAACAATGTCAACACCAAAAGAATCTGACAATTCTCGTATGGTAGCATTCCAAGCTTTATAAGATTCTAAAGGTGGGGAAAGTGTTAAAACTTGTCCTAAAGCCTCTTGGAGTTTTAACGCTTCTCGCGTCATTGTTTGCATTTGATTAGTTACAGTGGATAAAGCTTGATGAAGTATTTGAATTGAAAAAATCTTGACTAAGCTGCTAAATGTAATACCTACATTTAGAACTTTTTTATTTGATTTTTCAGCCGCTTCACCTAATTTAACAAAATCTTCACGTACTTGCGAGCCTAACTTAGCTTGTGCATTAGCTACTTGAACCAACTTTGCTTGCAGACCCGCTCTTACTCCGTCGTAATCATTAACGATGCCGTGGCTGACATCTTTCCAGATTTTAGCTACGAGTGCTGCAGTAAGATTGTTTGCTTTTACAAACTCACGCAACGCTTTATTAGCTGCGTGAAGATTAAGGAATTCATCGCGTGTAGCCGTATCTCTACGTTGAGGCGTAATGTCAGCATCAACTACGGCCGTAGCTTCAAGAGCTTCACGATTTCTGCTAGCTTCAATAGCGGCTTTTTGTGCAGCTTTATTGCGTTTAGCAAGCTCAGCCTCAAAATCTTTTGTACGTTTAGCTTCAGCTTTAGCTTCACGCTCACGCAACTTTTCATCTTCGGCAGCACGTTTAGCGGCATCTTTTCTAGCAGCGTTACCTAAAGATTGTTGAGCATTGTGAAGATTAACTAAATGTTTCTGAACACCTGCTTCAACACCTTCATAATCTCGAATAATACCCTTAGTAACATCATCCCATATTTGGGACACTTTTTGACTGCTGATATCATTGTCTTTAACAAATTCCCTAACTTTGCGATTTGCATCAAAAAGATCGAAAAGTTCATCAGGAGTAGCGGCTTTGAGACCTGATGCAGGTATGCTTTGATCTGTAATTGCGGTTGATCTAGACGCTTCAGCTTCACGCCGTAAGCTATCTATAGCATCCCGCTCAATCTTTTCACGTTTAGCGTACTCTTGTTTATACTGTTCAGTTAGTTTTTGTTCTTTAGCCAGTAGTTCAGTACCAATTGCATCACGAGTGTTTTTGTATTTTATAAGGGCATCTTGCACTTCCCTGTAAGCCCCTGTGTATATTTTCAATGTACCAGAAGCCACATCTCGCCACACGGCTAAAACTTGTGAGCCTGTCAGTCCGTGTGCTCGACCAATTTCAATGATTCTGGCAATTTGATTCTTAACAGCAGCGGACTCTTTTTCAGTTGCAGCACTAAAGTCCACGCCAGATTGTAGCTCACGCTTAATTTTAGTGGCAGCGCGAGCGTTTTTAGTTTTAAGTGCTTGAGCATCTATAGCTTCTTGCAACTCTCGCTCAGCTTTAGCAGCAGCTTTAGCCTGTTTGGCTTGTTCTTTAACTAAGTTATTGTGTTCTTTAACTTGAATGTTGGCTAATGCTAAGGCACCCTCAACATCTTTTATAGTGAAAACAACTTCTTGGTTTGCAGATGTTACTGCTTTAATCTTAGCAGCTAAAAGCTCACCAGATTCCCCGAGAGTGACATTTTTTTCTACAACTTTTAGCTGCGTCCGGCTAAGTTTTTCCCAACCATCAACAAGATCAGCAATAGCTTCAAGTAGATTGCTAGGATCGCCATTAAAATAGACTGTATCTTCTGCCATTACTTAACCTCTCCTGTTGTGAGGTACTTTAACAATTCTTTCCCATCCAAAACTTCTCGTTTATGGCTGTTCCAATGATCTAGGAACGCTTCTCTACCCGCTTCTAAACTTTGCCACACTGGAGGACTGGGCACATTGCCTAAACCTTGCTCATTCAAGAAATGTTGCAATACAACTATCTTAAATTGAAATACTAGAAACGGGTGATCAACTGTGCCAAATTCAAACACATACGCATCCTTACCTAAGCGCTCGCCCAGGGCTTTCGACCTGAACGGCGCGTTGTTGTTTGCAAAATCACCGTAAGCTTTAGTGTGTCCTTTTCGGATTCTTTTGCTAGGTGAGATGGCATTCAACGTAGTTTTGAATTTAACTTTAGCTGCTAATGGATAGAGTGAAGCTATTGACATTCCAGTGTCAACAACAATGTTATGTGCAGTGGCTTCTAAAAAAGCTAAAAGTGAATCTTTCCAAAGTTCAACTATTTTTCGATAAAAAATTTCTTTTGCGATCTTTTTAGACCTACGTGTTCCGAATGAGCGAGAAGATTTTATGGTAACTTTCATCTTGCCACCGCCTTTAGCATGTTTTCAAGCTTTTTATGCTCGTACTCAGCTATTTCGTAATCTCTAATTTGATTATACGCAATGAGTTGAGCCTTAACCCATACACTGCAGTCATCCCATTTAGAGGCTACGTCCGGTGGCAATATACCAAATCTTTCACACGCTTTCCAAATAGCGTAAGTCTCTGTACGGAACTCAGGCAGGGTTACGCGACGTTGGCCGCTGCCAGAGTAGCTAAAAAATCATTTGTAGCTCGCTCAATAGCTTCTTCATTCAAACCATTGATTCGAACAATTTGATCAATTAAATGACGAATCTCGCCGGGAGTGAGTGCTTCACTGAGTTCAGTTTGGTAATTTCCCCAAGTAGTAGGGTCAGAATCTTTAACAGTTTCCCACTCTAAATCAGGTGTAGCTGATAAAGATTGCAATGTCATCCAATGCATTTTAGCTTCAGCCCACTTTTGCACCGAGTCTTTATAGTCTTTGTCGGTCACATCCAACTGTTGAATGCCGCCGGGCAAAGTCTTGATGGGTGGTGTTGGCGAGGGAAAAAGCTTAGCAAAGACGTCAAAATTGATGACAGCTTTAACCTTGAATCGAAGTGCCTCATTTTCGTTACGAGGAAAAACGACCCACTTTTCAGGAACACCAAACTTACGACCAGAAATCTTCATAACACTATACCCTTTCCTGAACTAGAACTTAGGAATAGGCTTCCACAGTGGCAGCCTTAATGTTGCACTTGCCGGTGAAGGAGAACGTACCAGCTCGCATATCAAAATCTACTTGCTCCCAACGGAAGTCAGCCAACGTGATTTTGGCTCCGCCGCCAGCACAGTTGGGGTCGTAAGTGACGACAATGTCGCACGCGTAAGGGCGACAAGCGTCCGTGTCGCTGGAGACGTAAGAGTCAAGACCCTTAATGATTGGGACAGGTGAAGTGCTGCCGGTGATAGATTCCCACACAGCATCAAGACGCACGTCGACAGGTGCTTCATCACCTTCACGCACTTCACTTAAAGCGCCACCATCTAAGGTGTACTCGATATTGCGACGTTCGGTCCAAGTCAAGTTACCTTCACCTAACTTAACAACCACCTTGGTGTTGGCGCCGTCAATCAACTCAATAGTAGCAAACTTAAGGTCCAACTGAGCAAAAACACTGATGAAAACGCGAGTCATGTGTAGCTCCCTGAGCTAGAGGTTAGATCGATCTCGTACACGGTTTCTACTGTTGCTTGAAGAGCGTGTATTGCAGGAGAATGTTGACCGTAGTGTGTAACATTAATCTCTGAAACACGTCGTAAGCAACCTATTGATGAGCCATCATCAACAACAGTATCCCCATATTTGAAAATTTCGATTGTGGAATTTAAGATTTCTAATAAAATCCCTATTTGTTTTTGTAATTTGTATAGGTCCTCTCCAACATATTCTTGCACTAAGAAGTTGACCTCAATAGTAGCTTCCCAAAAATTATTTTGGGTATTTGCAAAATGAGGCCCGTTAATACGGAGTTCAACATAGTTGATTACGGTATCTTCTCTAGGTTGACCCTCCACAAAGAACTGGGAAAGTGTATTTGACACGTGCTTACAAATCGAGCTTTGAATCCATTTAGGCCAGTTCTTATTCATTCACTAGCTTTCAAAGTTAAAAGGTACGCAGATTGATCTTCCGTTTGATCAATGGACTTAATTACGTACCGAACATCCTTACAAATGACAGCCCAACTTATTTTAGGTGGGCCAAATTTTATTAAGTCTCGTGCGTCTAGAATCAAAAGCTTAGTAGTGGTGTGAATCAAACCTCCATAATTAAAATTAGCTTTTATATTGGATTCTTCAAAAATGTTTCTTCCTTGAGTTAAAACGCCGCGTATTTTTAAGGTATCACTATCTTTAACAACTTGACCTGTTTGAAAATCTGTAACAGTGTTATACGGCTTGACTAAAGTGACTGTCACACCGTACAATCTTTTTAATTTATACACAATGCTATCTATGAATTTAAGATTATTCCTGTACATGGTAAGTTTCCGTTGGCAGTGTAGAGTGTGCTTTATTATTAACCACTAAAACTAACAACGCACCTAACACGGTTGTCAAAATGGCTCCAACCATACCATACACAATCAATTTAACAGGTTTGAATTCTTCACTGGTAACACAATTTGTTAAAGTTTTTGACTGTACTTCTTGCGTACTTTTTATTAGTGCTAATTGGGCAACAATGCCTAATCCATCTTGAGGCATTAAAACATCTGTTAAACGCTCCACACTTTCAGTTAAATGCCTGACCGCAGTTTTAGTTTCCTCCAACTCTTTTCGGAGATTGTGGAAATCTTCTTCACGTTGCGTGTGAAGGCTTCTCAATGCATCTGCAATTATTTCTTGGAGTCGTGACATTGACGCCTTTCCTGATTAAGGGTAAAACCGCTTGAGAGACTTTCGTCTCTCAAGCAGTGAATCAGGAAAGGGTTTAGCCAGCGACGATAACACCGAGATTAGTGTCAAGAGTCTTGACACCTGCCAGCAAGTCCACCGTGACACGGTGGCCCTGAGCCTGGCCATCGTAAGTGATTACGACGCGGAGACCGATGCCGTTTTCATCGACAATCGCCGAACGAGCGCCAGTGCCGTCAGCAGGACGCGCGAGGGGACGAGTGACGAGTGCAATGGCATTTCGGTGACCCATGAAGCCGTAGTCACCAGCCGGACCTAAGCCTAACACCGCATCATCCGCAAGAGCAGCGTCGAGAGGACGATTCAGCGTAAGGGCCGTGGCGGAGGGGCTGCTGATTCCGGTAACAGCGCCGTAGTTCTTCACGGCCGCAGCAGTCGTACCGTAGCTGACAAGCTGACCAATCTGCGGAGAGACGGTAACGCCGTCAATCACGAGATTCTTGGCATAGCCAGCAGCGTAACCTGCCGCAAGATTGACCTTAGCGGGCTTGATAACGGTGACAACAGCGTTGTCCACCACAGCATACGTCAGACCGGTGGCCAGTACAACAGCAGTGGTGTTACCAGCAGTTTCAGTTGTGCTAGTGATTAAGCGAGGAAGATTATCACCAGCGATCGTCAGCCACGAACCAGCGGTTAAGGCTCCAGTGAAACCGTCAACCGTGATTGAGGTAGTGCCAGCAGCGTAGCCAGAGGCGTTGTTAACAGCACCAGTAACAACGGCACCGGACGCAGCTTCAATCAAGCGGAAATTCTGCGACATGTAATTGTCGACATTCAGAACTCGACCAATTTCAGCGAGGCGCATGGCTTCACCGCCGTCACCACGCTTGTCCGCTTGAATGAAATCGTCAATACCAAGCAGCTTACCCTTCATAGAAGGGGACCAGATGGCGTAACGACCCATTTGAGGACACAGCTGCGTGTCCAGCTTACCCACAGCGTCAATAATGGTCTGACGAGTAGGAGCAGTGCCGAGCTTACCAACAATGTTACCGAGGAACTCGTAACGCTGACCTGCGAGAGATTCATCAATCGCCTGAGCAATACCCTGCATAGCAGGCGCAAGGTACGCATCTCGGAGCGAGATCATACCACGAGACTCTTCACCATCCTTGATTACGAAGGTGACGTGGTAGTGCATGTTAAGCTGGACAGGCACATTTTCAGCTGAAGCAGCCTGCTCAGTCACATTGTCGGTATCAGTTTTACGCACACCGACGAACTTAGCGGGACGTCGAGTGTTGACCGTATCACCGAAAGACGCGACAGATGCACTGAAATCACGGTGCACTTGCTGAGCTACAACAAGATTTTCATTGAGGACCATTAACGATTCAGCTGCCCAAATCTCGGGAACAAAAGCGTCCAGAGAATTGGCAAAAACGGTGTACCAAGTGCGTTGCATTTGTAGTGTTCCTTTCTTAGGAGAGTTTGATCTTGCCTTCACGACGGAGACGCATGTACTCCGACATATCACGTTGAGCAATACTTACGGCGTCCATCTTACCATTTAAGCCAGAACGATTAGTGCCTCCAACGCCACCCCTACTATCAATCTTAAAAAGATTCTGGTACTTTTCCATTTCCTTCATACGCTTCACAGCTTCAGCCGGAGAAAGTTCCAGTTCAGTAGGTTTGCCTTTGGAGTCAAAATCGGAAAATTTAACAATCGGCTTGTATTGTCCCGTTGGACGCCCATCATCAAGAACCTCTACAAGACGAGTGTTGGGCTGCAAAATAGCGGTGATTTGTTCACTAGAGAACGCTTGCTGATCATTCGCCGCATCGGCAATAGCCCGAAGAATAGTCGAAGTCTCGTGACGAGTTTTCCAAGAGTCGCGCTCTTTCGACAGTGTGTCAAGTTCTTCTTTGTGCTTGCGTTGAGCTTTCTCCAAATCCTTTTTAGCCAGTTCCTCTTTAGTCAATAAACTGCGACTCATCTCTTGGAGGCGCGCATCTAACTCATCACGTTCCTGTTGAGTGAGTTGTGAGCGAGCCTTAAGAGCCTCAACCTCAGCTAACGTATTTTGAATAGCGGATTGATGCTTTTTGCGATCCTCCGCTAACATTGCGTTAAGCTGTTCTTGAGTGTAAGTTTTGGTGGGCTTATCTTGCGGAGGTGTAGGAGGCGTAGGAGGATTTTGAGGATTGCCGTCAGCGTCATCAAAGACAGTGTACCAGACACGATTCATTAAAAAACGATTCATAATCAGTTAGCTCCAATCAAGAGATTCTGCTTAACCTCACACCGTGTGGGTCGCGCAGGTACGGCCTTAAATATCTCCAAGCAACACTGCTTGGCACACCGGCCATTATATGTTCTACATCACCGTGCTTGTAAGTGGCTTTAACATTTCCGTAGGTTTGAGATTCCATTCTAAGGGCTTCCATTTCTCGTTCAGGATCAACACCACTTAATAAAGATAGGGCTATTTCACAGCACGCAATTTTTACATCATTAGGTATTTCAGTTTCAGGGTAACGTGGGAATTGATTATTCTGCTCTGGATCTGTTTTACTGCCTTGGAAATTTAATCTATTGATAATGTTTGTTGCCATTTTAAGTGATTTGGTTTTATCACTTAACTCAGAATCATCCCAAACAATTGTCTCAAGTCTAGTACTGAAGTACTCTTCAGCTTCATCCACATCTAAATAAGGAGTAATTTCAAGCACTAGCTTCACCTCTTACTTTCTTTTCTGCTTCAGCAGAATTATCAGCGGATTGAGAAATGGTCTTTTCTTTTTTAGCTGAATCTGCGGAAGAATCTAAATCAGCCACACCTCTGGCAGCTGCTGAGCTTTGCGCCAAAGCAATCCTAGCAGCACGCTCCGCATGATCTTTCTTAGCTTGCTCAACTTCACCTTTAGGATATCCGCGAAGTAAGCTGGCCGTTTCAGTACCTACAAACCCTGCTTCGTGATCACTTCTCAAAGTATTGGGGTCAACATCAATTAAAACAGCCTCTTCCAGCTCTTTGTGAATTTGTTTAATTGTAGCATAATCAACTTTATTAGCGATTAAAGTGTCTACAATACGTTTAGCCATTTCTATTTGAAAAGTTTTAGAGGGCAATGTAGGTAACACTTCACGCAGTGCCTTAGATTTTTCTAATCTTTGTTCATCTGTTACTAATGAATAATTATTGGGGTATGCTATTGTGATTGGTTCAGAATAATTTTCGTATTCTGCCCAAATTTCAGCAATTCTACGCTCACAATGTTCTAACTCTAATCCAATATTAGACAATCCTTCTTCTTTGCCTTGCTGGTCTTTTTCTTTGCTTATAGCTGAGGCGTTTCTGGATGTTATGTTAGTCAGTGTTAGACCTATAAGTTGTCGCATTTCTTGCTTAAGAACTTCTTGCTTCTCCATCGAAACCCTTAATGGGTCTGGTGACGGATTAATGAACGCAGGACGTTCTAAGCCTCTTGCGTACTTACGACCGTGAGTCACACCAATATCCAGATTATTTGTTTTTGCTTTGTTAGCCTGCGATGAATTACCTTCAGGGGAACTTTCAGCATCTAAAGAAAGTGGATTATCATCCACAGCCGACCTTAAAAATTGTGAAATTTCAGCTGAAGGATTGTACTGTTCTGTGTAGAATGGGAAATTGCTTTTTTGGGCATAGTTCATATCAGAAGACGCCAATTGCAGTGAAGCAATTTGATAATCTGCTACGTCCTCTAATAAAGACTGCCCAATATCCGCCAAAACAAAAGGTATTCTACGCAAAGTGAGTATGTTCGCGCGTTCAAGTAGTTCAACACCATCAGCATCAAAGAATTGTACGCTCACACCATCAGGCACTAAGCGGTAGAGCCTGTACTCATGTTTTGTGTCTGTTACAAGATTAGTCTCTTCATCGACTACATCTACAGTATCACGCAACAGGAGCGTTGTGAAGTTGCCGAATCTGTCTTGCTGCCAACTTCTAATATCTTCCGCTTTATAGATGTACAAGTACGGTCGAATCTTTTTAGAGTCGGCCTTAGTCATTTTAGGATCAACTGGATCGTTATCAACATAGATGCCAACACGTTCAAGAGTAATTAACTCAGGCAAAACACGTTGACCTATGAAACTATTCATCGTGTTGCCATGATAATCTACCCCACCTAACTCACCACGACAAGCACGTTGATAAGATTCAGGACCATTGATTCTTGTGATGTCTGTCATTCGCTGATAAATTGCATTTTTAATGTCTAAAATAGCTGCTTTAGCGTGCGCAGGACTGTAACTTATGTTTTTACGCAGTGCGAAATCAATATCATCTTCACGCGAACTGAACTTTTCCAAGTACTTGACAACAAAATCAGCCCCACTTATAAACACATCACGGAATTTCACCCATTGGTGAATTCTTGAAGTGTAGTAAGGGTGTTGTGTTGATGCTATATTTATCATACAGATTCCTTAATCGATTGGTTAGAGGCTAAGCCTGCAGCTAAAAGCAGTGCTAACTCTGAGTATGTCCTAGCGTGAGCAAAGTGATCTTCTTCATTACCCGTAACATATGCACCTATGGCGTTGCCTTCTTTATCTTTGCGGTAGATTCTTACAGGAGCTTTCACGTGCGACTTGTACTCTAATGACAAGTCTATTGGGAGAAGAATCTTTTTTCTGTGAAACCTAGATAAAGACACATCCATCCAAGATGTGCGATCAACAGTCATAGTATGCAAATCTTCTTCGTGAATATTTATCTGTTTGCCAGATACGTTATTACCGTAGAAGCATAATTTAACATGTCCCCAAAATCGTTGAGCAAATTCTAAAGCTTTTCGTCGCTCAGGATTAGCGTCAATAACCACATAGTTAATCATATACTTTTTGATTAATGTATCAAGCTCTTCAAAATGTGCCACTTTTCCTTCAAATAACACTTTGCAAATTGCAGAAGTGTTTAAATCTATTGATGGAGTAGTTGGATCCATGAACCATTGGTCTATTTCAAAATGTAGCCACTTACCGACGTCAACGCCCATTGTTATTAAGGCGTTCATAGGCGAACTAGGTTGCTTTTTATAGATTTGCCGTTTTTGACAGTCTAAAATTATGGCGTCTGTAATACGCGAACCTTCAGGTTCATGCGTCAGCCCTAATTTAGAGTTGTAAAACTCTTGCTCATCCCCAGGATTCGTTTGCCCTCGCAAGTAGCTGATTGCTAAATCAGCGGGTTTTACAGTCATTGAATAAAGCTGATTAACATGGAAGCCGCGTATTGTACGATCACTATGCGTAGCCACCCACTTAGATGTGTGTTCTGTCAACCAATCTTTTTTAGTTTCGTGCTCTAATCTGTGCTTACATTCTTTGCATTTTAAGTAACTATCGTATACAGAGGGCTCAATAGGGGATTCGGCAGTAATCACTAAACACTCTGGAAAAGTCAACTCTGTGTAACGACTGCAACAAGGGCACTTGAAAAAATAATGATCTTGAGAACTTTGTCGGAACCAGATATTGATACCTTGATTATCTACTGTAGGTGTGGATAGTAAAAAGATTTGCTTTTCTACTTGTCCACTAGTTCGCTCGAAAGCAAGTTTCAGATTGTCCTGATTCATTTCATCTACTTCGTCTGCAACTATCATAGCTACTGGCAAAGATTTAAGCTGTGACCGGCTACGACTGCCGCGGATAAATAGATTTGCAGTACCAGAACGTTTGTGTCCAATGTTTTTCACATCTGAGAAAAGATTTTGTAGATGCGGAGACATTTCTAAAGCAGGGTCAAATCGGGAGGTTGAAAAGTCTGATGCGTCAGGTGTTGACGCTGGCAAAATATACAATACTGACTTACCATGTACGTCAATATTGTAAAAGACTTTATTCAACGCTGTCTCAGTAAAAGCTAACTGAGCACCTTTTTGACCAACCATCATTTCAGCTTCACAATCATGCATCTCTCTAGCCCAAGGATGGTGCTGAAATGACCATTTTCCTGGGAAAGGTTGACCCATGACGCGGTAAGATTCTGCCCATTTTGAACAAGTAGTGATTGCGTGACGCTGCAAGCCTGTTGCAATTCTATCACGCATCAATTGCAACAAGGCAGCACTCACGGTGACCCCTTAATTGAAGGTAATTCAAACGAGTTCTCATCCGGTACAGTGAAAGTTACCCAATCACCGTTACCTCTACGCACTGAATAAGTGTCACCACGTACTAAATTAGTGAATTGTGCTAAACCAAATTCATCACTTTTTACAGTACGTACAGTGGCGTCGAACGCGTAGTTTGTAGGTTGTGACGTTTTCAACATCTTTAAGTCAACACGAACATTTGCAGCTACGTTGCCAGCTTCATCGAAACAGAAAAGATAACCAGTAGAATAATCAAGACTCATGCTAGGCGATATGTTTATGGCTGTTAGCTCTATTGTGAAAGTTTCAGTAGTTGTAACTAAGATTGTTTCAGGTGTGTGCATGTAATTTGATTTAGTGGCACTTACAGTGTAAGCACCTGCGTCTAATGCAAACACGGCTTCACCATTGGAATCTGTTTCTTGCGTCATTCCATCGACACGTACAGTTACACCTGCTAACGTCGGGGACGTTGTGATTGTGACCACATACGCACCGATTCCAGAATCGACATCTGACACTTTAACGTGTGCGTGTACGTTATTGTTTGTGAATGTAAGCTGATCAGTCTTGGCTTTGACAGCTGACAAATTAGCGAAACCGCCCAACAGTGTGGCTTGCAAGGCAAGACCGTTTTGAATCGCGGTGATGGCTCCGGCGTCGAATGCAGAGGCTTGGATTGCTCCGTCAGCGAATCCGCCCACAAAAACCTCTGGATTAACGGGGAGACTATGCTGCGTCGGGTCATACGACCCCGCCGGTCCTTCGTCATAGAGAGGAGCATTGATCCATGTAGCTTCCAGTGCTTCACCCGCCCCATACGTGAGGTCGAAGTCTGAGCGAAGAATGGCATGGAAACCAGTCCGCGTGATTCCCGTAAGTGACGTTATGGAGGATTGGATGCTTCCAAAGGAGCTACCGAGCGAAGTGGTAATCTGTGCTACAGCACTCTCGTCCAGTGTGTAGACCAGTAACACGCCGTTAATCAAGCCACCCGTCGTGTCAATCGGTCCACCGTTGACAATCTGAGGTACGTTTGTGCTGGTGATGGCCGAAGTAATCTGAGCGGTCGTCGGGACAGCGTTGCTCAGATTCGTTAATCCCAGGTTCGTCACAGCATAAGGGTCGAAGGCGACCACTTGCACCAGAAGATCGACCGGCTCCGCACCAGCGTAGGTAATGTTGATTGCCGCAAAGCCCAGAGTGTTGAGGTCCGTGCTAAGCGGGGTCCAGATGTACCATCCGTTACCGAGTTCGGCGATTGTCGGAGATGTAAGTGTGTTAAAAGATGCGCCGTTCTCGGAGAGCTTGATTGTGATGCTCCCGACCGTCGCTCCGGTGACAGGAGAGGTCTTGTCACTGGATGACACAAGCAGAAAAGGCATAGGACGGGTGTCGGCGGATTTATACAGCATGGATGACGCTCCTTCCGGCACGGAATTGATTCATCTTTCTGGGGAAAAGATTCGTTCTACGGGTTGCAGCAGCGAGACTCATGAGGCTTCGTCGTGGACGCATGAAGCAGAAGGGGTCGTCCAGCAGATAGCTGACATCCTCATCCGTCAACATACGCTGCCAGAGAGCCGCACCTTGCATGATTACGTTGGTATGGGATGCGTCGCGTCGTCCACAAAACGTGATGGTGTTCAAGAATCCAGCAGGAGCCAGCGTGCTTGAGAGTGCGGCAATGCCACCAGAACCGGTCCTGAAAGCGTTGGCTCCGTCGAAATGCCACATACGGGTTGAAGCAGCAGCAGGATCGACAGAACAAACAGAGATGATTCCGTTGCCACGAGCCACACCGCCGCCAAGTTGGCCGTAGAACGACCCTCCGACGAACACAGAATCGACACTTGTACCCCACTCAACCACATCACCGGAACCGAAGAATAGACCAAGCACCCTCTCGGTATTTGCGGAAGTTGGCGTGGTCTGTCCCACCCACATCACGGAGAACGGAAGAGTTGATGTCAGCACCCGCAATCCGTTGACACCAAGCCTGCCAGACGCAGTGGACTGTATTCCTCTCCCCCACAAACCCACGCGAGAGACAACGCTCGCAGCGGGATAACCTTTGTCGGTGTGTCGCTGTCCTGTGACGATATTCCGAGCGAACATCTTGGAGCCAGTGGAGGCGGATGGTGCGGGGTGGTCCTCAAGCGGATAGAACGCTTTCAGTCCATCCGCAAGGTGGTGTCCGTGTTGAACAACGCACGAGGATGGTTTAGCGGGGTATTGCATAATTAACCTACACTAGAAGATTCGTGGAAGATTGCCTCGACGGTGACGTCCTGTGCCGTATTCCCGGTGTACACGCTCCTAATATACATAACATGCTCTGGAATCACAATGTTAAACGGGTACGGCTGATTGGCTGTGACACCAGCGGTTTGCTCAGCTAGCGTGAACCAGTTGCTGCCGTCGATAGATGCGTCGATACGTGCGGTGCAGCCGATGGTCGGTCCTGTGCCTCCGTTGGTAATCTTTGACTGGACCAGTCCACCGAACGTAGTGCGGAGGTCGAGTATGGCAGATGTTGTTGATGCAGGTGACACACCGTTGGTAGCCGACACTTGAAGGGTACGCCCTGTTTTGTTTGGGTTAGTTGGCAATGGGAACCTCCGTCTTCCATGTCATGCCGTCGGTGCAGTTGAGGTAGCACTGTTCGGTGGCATCGACCGTTACGCCATCCACCTTTTTGTAGTACCTAACCTCAGTCTGCACAGGAGCCGGTTGGTCTGGGACATCTTCCATACCTAGAGTGTTGATCTCCGCGACTTCCTCCGGCGTGAAGACTCCGTTTGTTTGCAAGGCGGTGAGTGTCGCTTGCGTCTTCGGGTGACGAAGCTCAACACCGTTGCCGCGAAGCTGGATCAGGACTTCTTTCATCAACACATCTGTTTCCGCTAAAGCATTAAGCTTAGCGAGTATTGACGCCCCTGACGGGAGCGTTGTCAAAGCCAATGTGGTGACGAAGTAGTGATTAATCGGTTGAAGCATCGTTATTCTCCAGTAATCTAGTGTCAGACAACTCACCCAAGATTCTGTCAGCGATGAGACTGACCAAAGCCTCATCTTCAACAGTTTCAGTGATGATTGTAATAATCGCATTCGCAAAATTCAGGAGTTGCTGTTTATCAAGCAGCATTCCCATGTTAAACTCTAACTTGTGACAGGACTTGACCACTGTGTCAATCTTCATCACAAGATCAGAAATCGGACCAGACATGAGCAATAAATCTGTAGCGTCCTTACACATGTTAAGACGCTCTTCAAGCATGATTCTTAGAATACCGACTTCTTCACGTAGAGACTTGACACCGGTAGAATTGGCTTTTTCTAAGACTTTAGCGTGCCATTGTGTTAATCGGTAATTCTGCAAACTTTGCCTTCGCTGTGCAGCCTGTTGTTGCGAGCCTCCGTGTGCTACGCAGTAGATAGTGTTCTCCATAGCAGCAGAAGGACATTGTCCATTGCGAGTGATTCCTTGGCAACGATTTGGGGCATCGTCTGCCACACGCTTTGCATTAGGTAATTCTTGCATTTTTATAGGCCCTTGATTCCGAAATCCTGACAATTCTACGCTACACTAGCGCAGTCTCTATACAACCATACGTCAGAAAAAATTTTTTATTCCGGTGTGATTTTAATTCATTGTCTGGATCTTGGAATCGCACCTTGCGTCTTTAACCCACCCTGCAAACAAAATTTAACTTTGTGGCGCAGGGTAGAGGGCGGGGGGTTAAAAAGTTAGCGTTGCGTTAGGGCCTGGGTTAAATAACCCACCCTAACGCAACGCTAACAAGTTACTTGCAAAGCGCATCGAGCGCGGCGCGGGCGGCGTCGGCGGCGATGGCGGCGGCGTCGGCGGCGGCGGCGCGGGCGGCGTCGGCGGCGCGGGCGGCGTCGGCGGCGGCGCGGGCGGCGCGGGCGGCGTCGGCATATGCGGCGGCGTGTGCGGCGGCGGCGGCGTAAGCGTGTGCGGCGGCGGCGGCGGCGGCGGCGCGGGCGGCGTCGTCGGCGTGTGCGGCGGCGGCGGCGGCGCGGGCGTGTGCGGCGTCGGCGGCGCGGGCGGCGCGATTGGCGGCGGCGGCGGCGTAAGCGTTGGCGGTAGTAGTGGCGTTGGCGGCGACGGTGTAGGCAGTGGCGGCGTTCATGGCGTAGGCTCCGTTAGGGGTTGAAGTGTATTGAAAGCGAAAGCGTCAACAGTGTCAACCCCTATAATCTTGCGACGAGTGTAGGGGCGGAATCGCCCCTATACTTTGCATCGGATTATAGGGGTATCGCCCCTATTGACAGACGCGCGGAATCATGCTAGGTGGCCAACCCCTATACTTTGGGTTGAATTATAGGGGTTGACAACGCTAGGTGGAAGCGTAGGATGAACGGCATGAACATTGACCTAGACACTTTGGAGCGAGAGCTACAGGAGGCGGAGGATACGCGCCGTCGTGAAGCGCAGGCTATCCGCCAGCGCATCGGCACAACCCGCCAACCCGTGACGGACATTGTGCGCAATGGTCAGCAACCGCGCGTGACGGCGGGAACGCCGTCAACCCGTAAGGCATTGACGGTGGCGCGCAACGCCAACCATGCCGTCGCATCGCCTATGGGCGTCACCCTGTCCGTGCGGACAGGCGCGCCCGTGAATGCGTTGCCCAGCGCGGCCGACGCGCTGGAACGGCACACGCTGGCCTACATCACTACAGACCCTGACCGATACGCGCGGCCTATGCCACGTCTCATCGGGCCTACATCCGATGCGGATCGGCAATACCAGCGCGTTGACGACGTTGCGCCGATCGCGCGGATGACAAGGCGCGACAGGCGCAATGTTCGCGCCGCAGCGCAAGGGGGGAACATGGCATAACAAACCTCACAACCCGCGCGCGTCCGCTGGTGGCATCGCCCGGCGCGCGGGTTAGACGAGTGTAGGTAAGGGTAACAACCCTTGAAACTACTCGTCACAATTGACAAGGGATCATTATGGGCGGACGGAGTAACCGCCTATGGTTAATACCCAGATTCCAGCCGTGAAGTATCGTATTGCTGCAAAGCGATCAACCGGTGAATACGTGGTCATCGTCTACACCCAACTCCCATCGGGTGCGTGGTCGCGTTGTGAGCCGCGTTGTTACTACACAACCGACCTGTTCGACGCAAGAAACACCAAAGAGGTGATGATTCGAGAATCCAGGCTCCTAGGCGAGCCGGTGGTGGACTAATTCAACAACCCCTAAACCGCCCATAATGATCCCTTGTCATTCATAACCAAAGTGACGGGGGATCATTGTGGGCATGGAGGTTGTATGCTGTATGTTGCCTACCCCAATGATCGTCCACCGGAAGTGGTGGACCTGCCAGAGGATTATAACTTTCGTGGGCATCTTTGGCACTACGTCGCAATGTGTCAGGAAAATGCTATGGAAGCGATCCTGCACCATGTAACGGAGTGGCCCGAACACACAATCGACCGGAAGCTCATTCTGGAAGCGTATGGGAGACAGTGCGTCGCCGATGACGCACACCCCATCCCCTGTTGTTGGCACTCTCTGAAGCGTCTCTAAACTACGTGATCAGATGCCACAAAATGGGGCCAGGGTTGAAAGCCTTCCACTTCCTGAAACTGCACCGCAAGTTCCCTGAAAAGCGGATGCTTCAGCGTGTGTTGGAGGGTACACTGCCCTACAATCAACACTGGACATTCTACCAGCGTCAAACAGAGCCGCTCTAACCCCTAACCTGCCCACAATGATCCCCCGTCACGGTGCCGTGCTATCCAGCGGTGGTCCCAGAGAGGATCACATCGTATGGATAGCAAGCTCAGCATGATCGAGGTCGGCGAAATCCACCCCTTCCACGCTGACGAAAACGTCAGCCGCACCGGTGGGTTGTTCAAGGACGACAAGGACCGTGATACGCTCATCGGTCAGCTCGTCCCCGGATGGAATCCGTCACTCGGCGTCGCCGGACTCTACAAGCTTGACCCCAAGCAGGTCGAACTCGGCGTCAAGGAACGTACCGAACGGTGGGAGGCCCTCAAGCTCTCCCGGACGGACATCACCCTCCGGTTCAAGAACCCCAACTCCGAGAAGGATGATTCCGTGATCATCACGGCGTCTGACCTTCTCCGGGCGTGGGAAGCCACCTACACCCTCAAGGGCAAGGTGATTCCCCCGAAGTACGGTCAGGTGTTCGCGTTCCGCAGGGTTGAGTCTCTGCCCTACGTCAACGCCGTTCGCATCAAGCGCGGTCTCGACCCCATCCTCACGATCCCCGCGACCGTGAGTGTGTACGAGACTCAGATGGAACGATTCCTCGCCACCGTCGGCGAGAACACCCTGAAACTCGCCGGTGCTCGTCAGCTCTCCAACGCGGATCAGATGTCTGCTGCCAAGCGTCTCTACATGGAGCAGGCCAAGGAAGCCGACTTCCGCCGCGTCTGGAAGGTCGGGATGGCGCAGAAGCTCTACGCAATCTGCGCTCTGGACAACCGTTTCCCCGAAGCCGGGATCGTGTCCAGGATCATCGACGGCACGCTCGACTTCGGCCCGCTCGACAAAGAGAAGGTCCGAAAGCTCTACAAGGACCCTGCCGCCACGCTGGAGCAGGTCCTCAACCCGGAGAATCTCGGCGGGCCGACGGGCAACGCCCCGAAGATCGCACCGCGTTCCGACATCGAGACGATGGCGGAACAGTCTCCCGTGACGCTCATCAAGGAGACTGCGGCTGCGATCATGGCGAACGACACCAAGCGTGTCAATCGCTACGTCCCTCACTGCCACTTCCTCAACGAGATGACGGCGCTCGTTCTCACCGACACCGACCGAGCGAACCTCTGCAAGCTCGTCGCCGGCGTCGACGCCGCCACGGCCAAGAAGATTCAGGCTCTCGTCGAGCCTGCACCGGCCAAGAAGTAACCCAAGAATGATCGCGTGATCATTCAGCTCTGACTCACACACCGCTTTCGGGACCACCGTTGGATAGCACGGCCACACACCCCACCACCCTTTGGAGTGATTTCAATGTGGCAACTTTTCCACTACGGGAAGCCCGGCGATGTTTTCCCGAACAAGATTGACGGGATCATCGCACTCGCCAACCGTGACACGGGAGTCTATTTGGTGACGGAGCATAACAAGGTGATCTACTTCACCAAGGGATGGGCTCTCGCACCGAGCAAGGCTCCCGAGCATCGCTACGTGGTGACGTACCAGAATCGTCCAATGGCGATTTTCAAATCCACGGACAGTGTGATTCACTACCTCAAACAAGTGGGGATCGTGGACCTCACCCTGCCGGTTGCGGTGGGTGATCACGTAATCCTCGGCTCCGCCACAGTCACACAGCCGTGAGGAGATTCTCATGGTCTGGTACAAAGTTCCAAACCCTCACTTGGATACGGTCATCGACCTTATCCCGGTTGCGGTGGTTGTCGCAATCCTCTACCTCATCTTTCGACGATGAATGTACCCTGAAAAGCCGCAAGGTTTTTCAGGGTTTTTTATTTTTCCAAAATTGCGTGACAAGTTTTTCCAAAATTGCGTGACAAGTTTTTCCAAAAAATTGATTGTTGCGTCTTGAAGCCTTGGCGTAAACGACCGA